AAAGAAGGGGTTAGCGATAAAGTCGTGTTCTAATTGCGGGAATGCTTGGCATAAGAATTTCGCTCGTGGACTCTGTAGCGCTTGCAAGTATCGGGCGGGTATCGACGGCACGATCGACAACCACCCCAGAGTCAAGGTGCCTTACGCTGAACTCATGGAAGATATTGAGTGGCTGAGGTCTTACGGCTACACAGAGCGCCAAGTAGCCGAGAAATTAAACATCAAATGGGAAACATATCGTGATGGACTCAGGAGATCCATGAGAAAGTGGACAACTCTAATGTGTACCAAGCAACGTTGGTGCATCTTGAAGAATCGTCATAAGGGACCATGCAAGCCCGACTCACCTAGGCAGGAAGGTAACAAGAAGTGAGTACTGATACCGGAATCAAGACAGGCAAGCGCGTTACATGTGGTTGGTGTAAGCGTCGTAATGTACAGACTACGTATAATGGTGCCCTCTACACGCATACCGTCCCGGGAACTGTTTCGGCGGAATGCAAGGGGTACCAGACCTACCAGGAGAGGGGTCGATCGCGCTGAGTCTGCGCTGTAGATTGGGCTTCCACAAATGGTTGAGATATTACTCTCAACCTCATGTGTGGCATTGCACTCGCTGTAAGGGTGCATGGAAGTACAGGATTTGGAGAATTTGGTGATGGAGTATGGAGATCCAAGGCTGCCAGAAAGGTTCTGGAAGAAGGTAGTACCCGATCCTGCCTCTGGGTGTTGGTTGTGGAACGGCGCAATTAAGAAGCGACCTGACAACTACCGACAGTATGGCAGCTTCACATTTGAAGGAAAGCCTACTCTCATTAGCCAAGTTCTTACTAGTGTGCTTTACCCTGGGTATGACAAGGTACAATTCAAGCCAGCTTATACCTGTGACAACTTCGCTTGTGCTAATCCAGAGCACGTGCACCTCATCCCCCGTAACACGTGCAAGCGGGGGCACCAGAATCCAGAAAGGGATTCCGCACGTAACTGTCTGGAATGTAAGCGTGGATCTGGCAAGCGTCGGCGAACTTCTGGGCCGCTTAAGCGTAGGGCATTGCCCGAAGGTCAAAGCATCTTTGGTGATAGCGTAACGGCAGAGGTTTGGCGTCCTAGTGGTTGGCCAAGGGAGGTATTAGATGGCAGGCTCAATACAGGGTCGGAACAAGAGAGCGCAAGCGTCAGCTAAGAAGGTTGGCAAGTCCACATTCAACAAGGAACTCATCGAGTACTGGCCCTCTTGTACTGAGTGTGGCCAGAACTTGCGCCATCGTGGCATGTCTAACTTCCGAAGCTGTGGATGCCCTAATAAGAAATGGATCTGTCTCTCTACTGGGTGGGAAGAGAAGGAATGAAACTACTCCCACATCAGGTTGAAGTAGTAGAGAAGTTTCGTAACGTTCGGGCTAGGCTGGTCGGCGACTCGATGGGGGTAGGTAAGACTGTTACTGGAATCGGGCTTGACCTGGATCTGAGGAAGGAACATGGAAAGCCTGGATCTCATATTCGGACCCTCATTATCTGTCAGAAGAATGGTCTTGCGGTATGGCGACGTCATCTCTTGGAATTTGGCATTGAAGCACGACGTATATGTACCGTTGACCCAAAAAACAGAGGCGCTTTTGAGGGAGAGCTTGCTTCCGGAGCCAGGAAGTACGACTACTACCTCATACATTGGGATGTCTTAGTCAAGGTTGAGGAAATCAATGACGGAAAGATTATATGGGACCACGTCATTGCAGATGAGGCTCACCTTGCTAAGAATCGACAAGCGGCTAGAACCCGTGAACTTAAGAAGATTAAGTGTCGTGTCAAGACTGCTCTCACTGGTACCCCTGCGGATGACAAGCCGCAAGACCTATGGTCCATCCTCAATTGGCTTTATCCTAAGCATTACAGTGCCTTTTGGAAGTTCTTCAACACTTACCTTGAGTGGAACGACTATTCTGGGTACAGGCAAGTCACGGGTGTAAAGAATATTGACAAGCTCCACGAAGAGATAGATCCGTTTTACATCAGGCGCACATTGTTTGACGTTCGGGAGGACATGCCAAAGAAGTCTTACTCTAGGATTGAAGTCGAACTCTCCCCCAAGCAGCGCAAGATGTATAACGATATGGCCGATTTCCATATCGCTAATCTTGGGGATGATGATCATGACCTCGTCGCGCCTATCGCCATATCTGTATTGCAACGACTGCAAAAGATGGCACTCGGTGCGTGTAGTATCGATTGGACAGAGTCAGACTGGCAAACCTACTACGAAGCAGTCGCCGAATTCGAGGAAGCCCACTACCTCTGGGAACTCGGAGGACGAAAAGGAAAGAAGCCGAAGCGTCCGGCTGGTCCTTCTATCCGAGTAGAGGAACCATCTGCTAAGCTAGACGGCTTGTTTGAGTTGCTTGAGACGAATGAGGACGAGCCTTTCGTAGTATTCTCACAGTTCTCAGACTTCGCTAACCTGGTGGAGGACAGATGCAAGCGCAAAAAGATCCCCGTCTCGAAAATAACGGGGTCAGTAACAAGCCAGAACCAACGAGACGCGGCAGTGTCCTCTTTCCAGGGAGGTGCAACAAGAGTTTTTGTTGGAACGATTGGAGCTGCGGGAACATCAATCACCCTCAATCGTGCCCATACAGTGGTCTTTGTGGATCGAGACTGGAATCCAAGTAAGAACGCACAGGCCGAAGACCGTATTTATCGTATTGACAACGATGCAGAACCCATTCAGGTAATCGATATCGTTGCCAAGGACACTGTAGATGACTACAGGCTGGAAAGAATTGGCAAGAAAGCTTTGTGGCTTAAGCAAATGCTTGCCCCACGTGGTATAATTGAGTTAACGGGAGAGACCTTCGACCCTTCGGAGCTTCAAGATGCTTGACAAGTCAAAATTTACAGAGGCTGAGTGGCTAGCAATGGGTTTTGAGCTACAGTCTAAGGCAGACGACACCAAAAGGCACTACGAAACTCGCTTGGCCGCGTTGCGCAGGACCTATGTCTTGATCTCATTGGGGATTTTGCTCCTCAGTGTAGGAGTATTACTTACCTCCATGCTTGGTCCGTCTTTTATTACCTTGATCCCCACGGCTTTGGGCGGTGTGGTAACGGGCATTTCAACTGCTATTGCTTTGGACAACGCAAAAGAGACGGGAACCTCTCACTATCGGGGAAGCTTTCGTCACAAGGCTGATCAGGCACAGCGTGAACTCAATGCCTATTACATGGCAGACAGCTCAGCGGCAGAGTTCAAGACTCCAAAGGCGGCTATCGAGCCGAGGGTTGTCGACAACGAAGAGGTCGATAGGCTTAGGCGAATCAACAACAGCCTTGTAGAGAAGAACGCGATGCTCAATGCTAAGGTCGAATCTCTCAGGGGTAGGATCATCTCTGATCAGAAGAACTCCATAATCCAACTCACGGGAGTACCCCCTCGCCAACTCAGATGGCAAGAGCTGGAAGACATCACTGATGGATTCGGTAACACTATCGCCGTTCGTGGTGTTCAGAAGGAGAAGCGCAGTATCATCGCGTGTAATCAGTGTGATAAGTTTATGAGCGGATCTAGTAGGTTAGGCTTGAAGGATTGGTCCGAAATGCACTACACGATTACTGGTCACCTTGGCTACAGTATTAAGGACGTATGATTTGAGTCGACATCTCTTCGCTCCCATAGGCATCTCGCGTGAAGACCAGCGAGTCAGGGCGCAGAAGCTAATTACCAACAAAACCGAAGAAGAGGTTGTGGTACACGCTCATGGAACTGACGGTCAATGCAACGACGACTGTACAACCTATCCTGAGCCACGCGGAGATCGTGGGGGATCTGGACAAGCTTCTGAGTAGCTTGAACAAGCTTACCCCCTATGAAATCGCGGAAGTTCTCCAGGCAAGGGGAATCAAGGGGAAGCGACGTGAGGCTCAGCAGTGCCCAGTCGCTTATTACATCAAGAGTGAATGCTCTTGGGCTGAAACCGTTATGGTCTGTCCCAATATTGTATCCGCCTACCCAGCGACGGATTTCTACAAGGATACAGACTACCCCACAGCGATCACGCTCAAGCGGTATGAGAACGTCAACAATTTCATCCAGAACTTCGATTCTGGCTTCTATACTTTCCTTTTGACCCAAGATTAATACCGTGCTATACTGGTATTAGCCAGGGAGAGGCGGCCACGGCCTGGTGTGAACCTGAGGGTTACTTCATTTGGCGAAAACACCTTCGGATACAGCTTCACTAGGCCGTCTTTAAACTTCCAAGACCGGGCGGCTGGTCTGGCCCACCAGGGGAAGAAACGGGCCACCAAAACAACTGAATGTCTAGTGTGAATGAGAGAGTTACTTCACCTGTCAAGTGAGAGGCGCTGGTTCGAATCCAGCCTACTTCTAACTTCGTGTTACGATGTAGTAGCTCAGTTGGTAGAGCGCTAACGTTGCTTTCTCTAATCGCTTCACTAGGCATTCTCCGGAATATGGCGCAGCTTGGTAGCGCACCTGTTTTGGGAACAGGGGGTCACAGGTTCGAATCCTGTTATTCCGACAAGGCCGTAGCTCAAGACTGATATTGAGTGGGATCAGCCAAAGAGCCCCCTTTAGAGGACAACCCATGAGTCCACAAATTGAGGGAGATCCGAGTAATCAATCTCGGCGGCCTCCTATTTACTCTCATTTGATGAAAGGAAAGAAATGCCTAAGGTGGTGGTTCTCCTAGCCGTAATCGCAGTATTGATTCTGTTTGGTGTTGGTGGTGGAGAAGTTGGTTCTGCTCTAGGGCAGGGTGCAAGGTTCGTTCTTGAAGCGGCAGGCGGATTCTTCAACGGAATCGGCGACCCGAGTACGGCCGTAGGATGAAAACTCCGATTGGTTGGTTCGCTCCCCTTGATCTCAAGTGCAAGACTTGCGGACGACGGGCGCACTTCCCTACTGCTAGACTTTCGGGAAGGCTACAGCGAGGCTCCGACACCTTTACTTGTGACCTGAACCACGAAACAAAGGGTAAGCCAGTCTATCCAGGTGATATGATTGGTAAGACACAGTACTAAAACTGAACGGCGTGGACAGCCACATAAGAACGTCGGGAAGTACGCTTGGGCTGGTTGGGCGTGCAAGGCTAGCCTTCCCGACGTCGCCTATTATCCTCCATGGTGTAATGGCAGCACGTCTGCTTTTGGATCAGACAGTCTAGGTTCGAATCCTGGTGGAGGAGCGGGTGATTTTTAAGGGTTTTCACCAGATAACTTAAACCCCAGGGGGAGAGTGGCAATGGATAGTCAGTACGGTTTCTGTACGGTTTCTTAAGCCTATCGGCAGGAAGACAAGGCTGGTCCAATCTGCTCTCCCCTGCTAGTCCCCATCGTCTAGCGGCCTAGGACACTGCCCTTTCAAGGCGGTAGCACGGGTTCAAATCCCGTTGGGGGTACGGCCAGTTGTTCGAGGCTCTGGCGTAACAAAATGCTGAGAATGATAGCTAGTGTGTCAGAGAGAGTTACTTCATTGGAATCTGGTGCGGTGGTTCGAGTCCACCCGAAGGGGGTAACCTCTTCGTAGCTCAGTTGGTAGAGCAAAGATAAAAGCACTTTCTCGAACAGCTCCACTAGCTATCTCTCTAACTTGTAAGGGAGGTGAATAACATGGGTTCTCTCATCTGTGCAGTGCTGGCATTCATTTGCTTTGTACTCGTGGTACTGGGGCTCTCGGTTGCGGTTAACCTTACCGCACTCGGACTCGCCTTCCTCGCTTTGGCTGTGGCTCTTGGTCACTGGCCAGCAGTCGCGGCATATCGTCGGCAGTAAAAACTCCATATAACACCTGGTGTGAATGAAAGGCGTTACTTCTTCGCAAAGTAATACGTCTTTCGCTTAGCTTAACTAGGTGTCTCAAACTTTCGCTGGGGAGCGGAGGGAAAGAGGCCAGGTGTCCTGTCTACTCGGATGCTTGGCCTCTTTTTTATTGCCCATGTTAGGAGGTTGTATGTTCTTAGATTGGTTGGTTCTACTGGCAGCAGTTCTAAGCGTTGTCTTATTCATTTTGGGAAGAACCCTTCCGCAACGGATGGCCGCAGACATCATCAGGCACGATGAGGTCATGGCTCAGCCACTTATGATGCTAGCCGGAGAAGTGATCAGGGTCTTCGAGGATCAGATCAGCGTTTCTCCAGAGCTTGAGGAAACTCTTAGCATCACTATCCAGGATGCTAAGGCGAATCTAGAGACAGCGAATAAGCAACACAGGATCCGGCAGAAGTATCTAGGCAAGAGGTATATGAGTGCCCGCCAATTTAGTAGGTACCTTCAAGAGATTGAGAAGGCTCGCGATGCATAAGCACAAGGCTTATATGTGGGACGGCTTTTATGAGCACTGCAAGTGTGGTGCATCTGCCGGAGACAAGAGGAACAAGAGCGGCCAGCGTTGTATCACGTTTGTTGAGTGGGAGGAAAAGTAATGTCGCGCTTCAACAGCAAGGACACGCACACCAACAAGAAGTCTTCGGCCATTCAGACGACCGGCAACACCATTACGAATCACTACGGTGCTATCGGCTATGAGCGTGACGCAAAGAGCGAGCTGTACCTCTTGGCTGTTTCGTTTATGGGTGGCGACTCGAACTTCTATGAGAAGTCGGACGCTCGCTATTCACGCTTGCGGTCCCTCACTCGTCAGGTCGCTATTCAAGACGGCAAGTGGATGCTGGAGTTCGTCCGCTGGGTGCGTAACGGCGCCATGATGAGGACTGTAGCCGGAGTGATGGCGGTTGAGGCTGTCATGGGCCGACTCGCGCACACGGCAACTCGGGGTGAGAAGGACATCACCACTCAGGGCACTATCAATCGGCAGATCATCGACGCGGCTTGTGCTCGTGCGGATGAGCCACAAGAGATGCTGGCGTACTACCTCTCGCTCTACCCGAAGCCAATTGCGCAGCCGGTTAAGAAGGGTCTCGGCGACGCATTCACCCGTCTCATTAATGAGCGTTCGTACTTGAGGTGGGCGGCGAACTCGACTTCGGCAGTGGGCATGGCCGACGTGATCCGTCTCTGCCGTCCGAGGCCTCAGGCTGAGTGGCAGTCCCATCTCTTTAATTACATTACTGAGTGGGAGCACCGTGGCCCGGAGGCTGAGTCCACGCTTGCCGAACTCGAATTCCTGCCTAAGATCAACGCACGTCGCGCCATCATGGCTATCCCTCAGGACCTGCGTCGCGATTTTCTTGGCAACACAGATGCCTTCTCGGCGGCTGAGATGGGTTGGGAGAACGTCTCGGCTTGGCTTGGTTCGATGGACAAGGAAGCTTGGGAAGCCGTCATCCCGAACATGGGTACGATGGCTATCCTTCGTAACCTGCGCAACTTTGACAAGGTCGGCATCACCGACAGGTTTGCGCAGGAGCACATCTTCCCGACGATTACGGACCTTGCTCAGATCAGGAAGTCGCGGGCTCTGCCAATGCGCTTCCTGAACGCTTACCGCAATGCTCCTAGCCTGCGTTGGTCATGGGCACTTGAGCTTGGCCTCAACGATACGCTTACGAACATTCCAGTACTCGGTGGGCGGAACCTCATTCTCGTTGACGTCTCGCCGTCTATGACGTACGAGAAGATCAGCGAGAAGAGTTCGCTTACGTACTACGATGCGGCTACCATCTTCGGTGCCGTGATGGCAGTGCGGAATCCTGGTAGTGAGCTTGTCCAGTTCGGTGGCTCCTCTAACAGTATTCAGGTTGAGCCGGGCGCATCTGTTCTCAAGATTATTGAGAAGTTCCACCAGATTAGTTACACGGATATCCCGTCTGCGGTTCGGCAGTGGTACTACGGTTATGACCGGATCATCATCCTGACTGACGAACAGACACAGGGATGGAGTCTGCATTCGGCCTTTGATAAGTCCATGACCGCTGCTCGTAATATTGTGCCTGTAAAGGTTCCGATCTACACGTGGAACCTTGCCGGTTACAAGGCTGGTCATCAGCCAGCTAACTGGGAAAACCTGCACGTGTTCGGTGGGGGTTTCTCGGATGCATCTTTCGGAATGATTCAGCACATTGAGTCCGGCCGTAGTGGTCGGTGGCCCTGGGAAATTGAGGATTCTAATGTCAGCTAAGAAGGTTCTTCTCATTGCAGGTATTACCGTCGTGGTGTTCATCGCGCTGGTCGGCTCGTGCGTGGCCGCCCTGTCAGGTCCACGCTCCGGGGCTAGCGGGACGGGGGTGGGGTCTGCGGTACCGGGTGCTGTGGCTGGCGCTCAGGCGGGATCTAAGAGGCCAAGCCTCGCGTTCCCTGGGCAGATGGACGGCGATTTGTCGACTGATGTCGGCGGAGCGATCTCGGTTGATGGAGTGGTGATTTCTGCGGCTGCACTTCGCGAGGTCAATACTTCGATCGGTAACTACCTCTGTTCACAGGTTGTCTATCAGAACAACAGCTCTGAGTCCATGAACTTCAATGGCGGCTTTGACTGGAAGCTCCAAGACCCCAATGGGGTTGGTCGTATGACCGGCTTCGGCGGAAGCAAGAACTCTCTGAGTGCTGGGGAGCTTGCTCCTGGAGGTAACCTCAGTGGCGACGTTTGCTGGGATGGCGAGCAGGTTCTCAAGGGTCAGTACGTAATCCTGCTCGACCCTTCGTTCGACTTCTCGGATGACCGCTACGCTTGGCTCGGTGGCGTTCAGTAACAGCACATAGAAAAGCCCCCTTCCCTTAATTGGGTCGGGGGCTTTTCTTATGTAATTGTTAGCTAGTTGGCTCTGCTGGAGCAGGAGCGGGCTCGACCGGGGTATCCGGCCGCAGGTTCCGCAGACGCTCAGCCGATGCCATGATCTGCGCAGCGGTTTCGGTGTCGTTCGCCTCTACCGTGCGCGCGAGGCCGTCAAGTTCATTGGCAACCTCATCGATGGAATTACTCAGCTCTACAAGAGCAGCTTGAGTCAGTGCCGCCATCGCTTCCAGCCCCCTCACCTTGTTGGGTATTGAGAGTAGTTCGATCAGTCTCTCGAACATGCACCCTCCCTGTTGGGAATGCATTCTCAGCATACCCTACTCGGGTCAACGGTAAACACGAGCCCAATCAACCTCAAACTTTGCGGGTTGCATTCCTGAACCTGCGAAGTTGTCGAGTTGGATTGTTTGATGCATAGCGCCCGGGGCGTTAGCAACTTGACCAGTGAAGCGGAACCACTCTACGCCATCGATGTAGCCGACCAGCAGGTTAGGCTTCCATTCAAGAGCGAAGTTGTGCCACTGAGTAAGGTCGATGTTGCATTTCTTAGCGTGCTCTTGGCGTTTGGGTTCATGGTTTGGATAGTGAAGATAGGCTTCTGCACACTGCTCCCCAGGTGCGCCATTCTCTAGGTAATCGTACTCGGCCCCTTCTGGCCATTCATTAGACTGGGGCCAAAGGATGAGCACCGGGTGATATGTATTTCCACCCTGCCCCGTAGTGAAGCTGCGTGCTCGAACTTCCCAACGTCCATACTTCTGGTTAAGTCGTGAAGACATTCCAGCAGAGTCGCCATTTGACTCGCCAGTCTGTTGAAGAACTCCTGAAACGACTTGATTATTTCCTGCCACGCGGCGGCCATTACCTGCATGTCCTGGTCCGTTATAGGTTGACCACTTAGCCCGGTCTGGAGCGCCTGTGTAGTTGAATTCATCGCTACCTTCTGGGATAGGTGTACCCCAACCAAAACGCTCAGCGGCAGTGCTTCCGTTATTGGGTGGGGGTGGAGGTGGTGCTTGAGTGGTCGTGGTAATGGGTGGCGCTTGAGTTGTGGTCGTGGTCTTAGTTGTGCTTGGTGGTCGAGTAGTAGAGGTAGGTCGGGTGGGTTGCGTAGTAGTTGGATGCGGTGGATCGGTTGTTGTGGTAGGTGATTGTGTAGTGGTAGGTGGAATGGTAGTCGGTGATGGGGGTGGCTGTGTGCCGTTGAAATAGTCTTCTACGATATTCAGTTGTCGTTGCGCTTCATTGAGCGCTGCAAGAGCTTCTGCTCGTGATACCGATTGCTGTTGGGTAGTGGTAGCAACTGCCGTACCGGTACTGAGAAGAAGGATCGCACCTACCGCGGTGGCTAATGCGCCACGCTTTGTGATCATCTGTTATCTCCTGAACCCCCCAGTCGTCCACGGGCCTGCCGGTCGCGCAGCTTCTCAAGGTTGATTTGGGCAACTTCTTCGAGTGTCATGCCAAGTTCGGTAGCAAGTTGGCTCACATACCAGAGAACGTCTCCGAGTTCGTAGCGCAGCTTCGCTTCAGCAATTACGGGGTCCTTGTCTCGGAGGGCTTTCTTCCATGCGTTGGCGAGTTCCCCGGCTTCCCCGACGGCTCCAAGGATGGTGTAGGTAATGGCGTTGTCGTTACCGGTTCCTGAGTCTGGGTAGAAGGCTGTGAGCTTGGTGCGGTTCTGGTATTCGTTAAGGTCCATGTCTGGGGCGGCCTCTCAGTCGTCTGGGGTTGTGTAGTTGGGACAGGATTCTTTGTGGTAGACCCTGCCGGTTGGGGAGGTAGGACAGTTACAGTTATTACTTGTGGGGTTGCAGGCACGACAGTTGGGGTTACCACAGTCGTAGAAAGGTCGCCCTTGTCGTACAGGGAACTGTCTGACATTATCCCTGCGAATACCCCCATTGATATTGCAAACGGGCTCAGGGGGATTATCCATTTCCATTCGTTCCACGTAATTCCTAGCATTCTGGATCGCCCGTTGGAGATCGCAGGAAGCTGACGTGTACGTGGTCGTAATGGTTCGCGGTTGCGGATCCACGATCCTCCATTGTCTTCCATGACCCACCAGGAAACTTGATTCTTTGTCGCCAGATGACGTACTTAACGCTGAGCAATTCTGCGTGAGAGAGTACGTAATCAGCTATCTTATCTCCGGTTGATCGGCTTACCATGAAATCAAGAGCGAGTCCCGATGGGTGATCCGAGACTCCTGCTCGTCCTGCTCTACCGCCGATGATACTTTCCAGCAATCCAAACACACTCATGATGTGCCTGCCCGCTTGAGCAACATGCTCCTGCGTCCCTTGAAGACTAGTCTTACAAGTACTAGTGACCTTAGGTAGAGGAGGTGGGTCTGGTGGCTTGGGCTTCGGCGTAGTCTTCTGGGTAGTACTTGGAGGAATTGACGTGGTAGTAGGTGGCGTAGTTGGTGTAGGCGTAAGCGAGAGTGGTGTAGGTGTACTTGGTTGGGGCGGCGTAGTCATAATCGTTATCGGAGTCTGGGTGACTACTGGGAGATTCGGTTGCGTCATCTCGGGTGGGCTTGGCGGCTTCGCTTCGCTTGGTTGAGGAATCGTCAATGCATGTGCAGTTGTTGCGACTATCGCAGTCAGGGTTCCCGTTGTCACAATCCATCTCAGGTAACTCCGGTCTCGTGGTGCGCGGTGTCGGCCGCCCATGTCGTACCTCCCACGGCCTGTAGGACGGCCGCTCTGGGGCTGGTGGGAGTGGGTGCGTGTGGTGGGCCGGGCCTACAGCGGCACGTGGTACAGGCTGAATGAGGGCCGGGTGTCTTCGTGCTCGACCTCACCTTCCACGGAAACCAAGCGGGTACCTGCACCCAGCTCAAGAGGCCAGACTCGGTTGTCGGCAACTCGGTACAGATCACCATTCGGTTGACGCCATTGGTAGAGCACCTTGCCAGCTCCATCATGTGCGGTGACCAGGACATCAGTCCAACCCCACATGCTCCCCATGCACAGCCAAGCTCCCTTAGCAATACGCGAGCCTGCACCGGCTTCTACTTGAATACCCACGTGGTACCTGAGGTCGGCTTCAATTTCGACGGGCACAATAGCCATTTGATCCTCACTTTCCATAGCTTGCTTTAGCTCGTTAGGAATGGGACTCGGGGCTGGGGCACCCAGAATCTTCCTTGCCTTAGAGACGATCGTTGGGATCTGGGCGATGCGAGCATCTCCTGGGCAAACCTTGCCAGTAGAGTTAGACCAAAGCTCACCGCCAGTTTGCGAGAGGGTTGCGCCCTTCTTATTGGGCACGCCTTGTCGGTGATAGCCAACCCCGCGACGACCGGTCTTGCTGTCGGGAATGATGACGCAAGGAATGTCATACTGCTTGCAACACCAGGCAACCAAGTCGGCGAGTCTATCGATTTGGGCATCAGTCCATGGCGGTACCTGAGATCCACTACGGATATCCCAGGTGGGGAATCCAGTACCGATGTCTGCCGTCTCGATGGAAATGATGTGATTGTTGCCTCCGTAGTTAGCGTCGGCAGTATAGTCTAAGTCTTGCCACTGTAGCGTTTCTCCATCGTGACCTACGCCAAAGTGAGATTCGTTACCGGCATAACCATTGTCCAGAAAATAACGATCTGTCCCCCACAGAGTGCCAACCATGGTGTGAAGGCAGATAATATCGTGGGCCTTCATTCTTGGTTGTGTTTGTGGACCGAGAGGTCGCCACTTTGCCCCGGGATATCTTGGAGCCATATTTCCTCCTAGAAACGAGAATGACCCCATACCATGAATAGGTACAGGGTCATTCTACACGCGCTATGGAAGAAGTCGACCGTCGGCAGTGTGGACTCCACTAGCCGAGTGGCTTTCTTCAAATGTGTACTTCACTGCGATGAGCCGTTCGACGTAGAAGAAGACTTCCGAACCGTCCATCTTATCTACTGCCGTGAGTCCCATTCGGGTGCGGGCATCTTCATTAATGTTGGCCTTTTCGAACCCGACTTCGATTGCTTGGAATGTACCGCGCTTAACTGGGATCCAGTCAGGGGCACCTTCAATCAGGATCTCGGTGACTTGATCATCCTGGTAGGGAATTTCAGGCATCCTTGGTCAGCTCCGATGCGTCGTTAGGGATCTCGGTGTTGGTGGGCAGGTCCGGCAGGACGTCAGTCATCTGGTAATCAGTCCTGAGAAGTTCGTCGGCAATATCTTGCGGGAGGGCACCCTCCTCTACAAGGAGATTCACCATGCCCCGCTTGCAACGATCAGCGGCGTTATCCATTGCTAGCTCAAGGCGACCCAGGCAGGCGTGCCAACGTGCCTTCTCGGTGCAAGCGCAGCGAGTACCCAGGGTGACGTAGGAATGTAGGTGCATCAGTTGGGAAGTCAGGTGGATGAAATCCGTCTTGTCCATGGCACGGAGGACATCAAGAACCTCATCCAGTCGCTCACCATAGTCCGTGAACTCCTTACGGACCTCGGTGTCGACCTCACGCTCAAGCTCTTCGATGCTACTAACCACGTTCGTAAGCACAGTTTCATAATCCATTATGTAGTCCTCCAGTTGTCAACAATGGGAGAGCGAATACCCAGGTTCACTACCTGATACCTGACCAGGTGGCGGAGCGCATCATTCTTGTGGCGATTCGGATGCGCGGGGGTGACGAGAATGCCTGTCTTCTCTAGTTTATCATCCGGAACGAAATTCTTACCCATGCTAGCACTTTGCATTACCAGCTTGGTCTTGGTCATCTGGCAGTACAGCTCTGCGACTCCGATGTACTCCCGGGAGATCAGCTCAACCTTATTGCGTTCTCCCTCACGGCCGTAGTTCTGGCGGAAGTCGAACGACTCACAGATGATCGTGTCTGGGTTGAAGGACGCTATGTAATCCCACAGTGTCATATGATGCTTCATGGGACCCATGTCGTAAGTGGTGTAATTGAGATCGACGATGTTCGGGTTCTCGATGCTATCCCCGATAAAGCGGGAGGTGGCGATGCCTGTCGTGCCGCCAGGGTCCAGGCTCAGGAGCTTGAATGGTTCCATGTTCCACTTAGACGGCATCCCAGCTCATCCCAATCTTCCCGTCGGTGTCGAATCGGACATAACCATCGACAACTTCTTCTGCTACCTTGGCCATTGTAGCAGACATCAGCTCACGGACTTCAACGGCTTCGTCGGGTCTGGCTTCTGCGAGAATGGCGTCGTGAATGAGATTCCGAATGTCCACACCCTCTTTTGAGAGACGACAGGCGGCTTCCAAACAGATATCACTAGCAGTGGATTGGGGGAGGTAGGCCATTGCTTCGTTGTGAACTGCGGACTGGTTTTGGTCAGTGATGAGATAGAAACGACGATGCCGCCCAAAAGGATTGATAAGGTCTTCTCCACGATGCACCTTCCTGATGACCTCCTTCTGGAAGGCCAGGATATTAGGGATCTTCTGTTGGAACCTCTTCATGTGCGCACTGGCCTGCTCGACCGTCATATTGAATGCAGGGTCAGCGGCAATACCAGCGGCAGTACGGCCATACGCAATACCGTAGGCGAACGTCTTGATCAGCGTACGGATTTCCTTGCGCTGTGCTTCGTTCCAGGTGTCGAACTCTGGGAACATCTCGCGACACAGCTCCGTGAAGATGTCCTTGGCGGGATCGTTGAAGAGGTCCCTTAGTTCGCTCTCTTGAGCAAGCCAAGTAATGACTCTAAGCTCAGCCTGTGAATAGTCGCACTGGACGAAAACTCTATCCGGACTTGATGGAATGAACTGTCGCTTAAGTTCTTTGGCGCGGGGGATATTTTGAGCATTAGGATTACGTGAACTGAGCCGTCCGGTTGTTGTGCTGTGTAGTAGGAATGAAGGGTGAATAGTTCCTGCATCGGTGACCTTCTCTTGAAGGCCAGTCACGTAGGTGGACAACATCTTTGTATATCCACGGGCTCGGAGGATTCGTTCCACCATAACCCTGGTGATGGAAGACTCAGAGAGCTTGTCTACAAGATGTACAAGAGTTTCTTCTCTAGTGTCTGGCAGTTTGATCCCGAACTCTGCGAAGTACTTCTTGACTTGCACATGAGACCGGGGATTGAAAGGGATACTTCCTTCAACTGCGACCTGCTCTTCAAGGAGTCTCGACTCCATCTTATCCGAATACTCCTGGTCGAAACCAAGACCCCGAGATTCCACGACAGTGAGCATCCTGCTAACCCTGTGGAGATGGTTGTTAACCTTGGTGAGTCCTTGAGCTTCAACCTGGTCAGAGAAATACGCATAGAGTAGCCGAGTGGCATGAACATCATATGCGTTGTATGTGTGAAGGACCTCTGTAGGAATGGTCCCATAGTTACCGTTCTGGATATACGGCTTGATCTCAGCCTCGTAATCGGGTGTACCCAGAAACTCTGTTGCGAGGTACTTAAGACCATGGATTCCACCTCGTTCGTCCAGCGCGTAGTGCGCCAGCATGGTGTCGAACGTTAGCGGAAGAGGAAGATCAACTTCAAGAGCGGCGTTCAATACAGCAAGATCATACTTGCCATTGTGTGCGATGATCCCACATTCCGTGAGCATCTTCGCAAATTCAGTCTTAACGGTCTGAGCTTCAAAGACTTCCTTGGTGAACACATAAACCGTGTGGTAATCCGTGGGGTCCAGTGGACCTACACCCACACAGAGCAGGTTCGCTAAGTGCGTATTGCCGTAAGAGGAGTCCTTGTCATTACCAGACTCGGTGTCGACAACAACACCTTGTCCCCTGTTGAGGGAGACGATTCTATCAATCGCCTGGATGGCTGCACTGACGTTGCCGACAATCTCAATGGTGGGAATGTACCAATCACGGGGAGGGTCATAGGCGACAGCCTTGCCCGTGTCGGCCACCATGTGTGGGAAGTTACCGTGATTACGCAGGCAAGCCGCCGGGTGGAATGTAGGGACTAGCTTGATGCCGGGGAATCGGGAATCCTTGGGGGGACCTGCGCGATACGTGGTGACCTTCTTAGCCGTCTTGGGATCGGCCGCCGACTTGATTGCAGAGTTACCCATAGCGACGACGGTCTCAACGCCAGCCTGACGGAGTTCATCTTCCAGGCGAGGTCGGCAAGCCTCAATAGCAGCTCCAGGCAGTTCATCCAGATTGTCAGGATAACGACAAAGAGCAGCGTTTGTAAGTAGGACCTCAGACCGATCGATTGAATAGTGGTCGAGAACTCGATCCAGGAGCTTGCCGGACGGGCCGACGAAAGGCCGTTGCTTACTGACCTCGGTACGTGCCGGAGCCTCTCCCAGGAAAGCAATCCGAGCCTTGCCCTCTGCCGGAAATTCGCTAGGGACATACCGGCCGACCTTTCCAGCAAGGGGGCACTCCTCACACTTGGCAAGGGGATGCTTTCTAACGGAGCTTACGTCGTCCTCGGACATCTTCTTTTGCACTGGCAGCGATGACAATTGTGTCTTCTTCCGGCTTGTTGTAGGCCGTGGCCATGACGTATTCGGTGCGCTTGGTTCGGCCTCTATCACGGCCGTTATCTACTACCTGAATTCTGATGTAGCCACGTTGGACTAGTGTCTTCTCAAGGTCTTCGATGTCCTTAGACTTGACCCTGAACCGACGCATTAACTCTGTCCGAGTAACGGGATCTGGAAAGCGGCTCTTGATATAAGAGAGAACCTTGTCCGCCTTCTTCTCCCACTTGTCCATCTCCGGCATGGTCTCAAGTGCAGCGGCGAACTTAGTAATGGCTTCCAACCACTTGTTGGAATAGTAGATAGCCTTTTGCAGATCGTGCAGCTCGATAGTCATCGACTGCCTGGCACCGGCTAGTAGCATGGCTACTTTGATTACTGAGTTACTGAGCCTGTCATAGAGGGGGCTATAGATTTCAGGATTAACTGAGTGGAGACCGAAGTACATTGCGTCATACTTCATCTGAGCGATTCTCGCCCAGGTCTCTGGTGTGGCTGTGAGTTCCTGCCGCGTGGGATTCTCTTTAGTCGTTTTGAATATGCCGTTAACCTCTACCTTCTCTCCGCCACCCTGAGGAATGTAGTGACAGACAATCTTGTAGAGTTCTTCTAGGACTTCTTCTCTTGGGTCTCGCTTACCATAATCGATTACTACAGGTGGGCCAATCGGCCGCATATCTTCCAGCTTGGTATTGCCGGTAACCATGATGAACCTAGGCAGAAAGCCTGACCTGATGTGGTCCATCGTAATGATTTCTTCCATCTTGGTCTTGATACCACCAGACAGGATAACCATGTTGGGGTCAAGTACGTCAATGGATTCCTTGCGGAGTACCCTCTTCTCGACTCCACCATCATAAATCTTACAGAAGAGGCCGATCATTCCACCAAGATAATCCTTCTTAAGGATGGACTCAATCCACTCCGCGATTTCGTCTCGGTGGAAGAGAGCAATCTTGCCGTCTCGGTGGGACAGTTCTGAGATCATGCCCTCTGGTGATCCCTCAGTGGCCATCAGGAAATCCGGGTGGACTTCGTGAAGCATCTTGAGGGCCATATTCATGGTGGTACTCTTGCGAGTCAAGGTTGTACCAGCCAGAATCATGGACCAGATATTGGCCTTGAAGCTACCATAACTGGTGTTAAAGATAAGATAAGGACACATCACTGTCGACAACGTGGTAATGGAGTTGACTTCGTGATACTGCGATGGCGCATCGGTCTGCTTAGATGCCCATTGTGTATACCTATCGACCCAGGTTTCCGGCAGACTTTCGAGAGGCGGATCCTCCGGCCTGGCGAACGTAATAGGTGTGTCCATACAGTTCCTTCGTGCTGCACCAGGAGGGGACAGGAAGGCCCCCCACCCCAGAATCAGGATGAGGGGCCAACCCAGCTACTTATTCGCTCACGGCATCAGGGAAGAGCTACCACTGCCCTCAGCGAGGGGGTAGTAGTTCTTAACCTGGTTGCGAGCCTGGTACTCATTGCCGGTACGCTCGTCCCGACGCGCAGGCTGAACAGCCAGCCGGACAGTGAGTTCCTTACCGATCCACTCAGGAGCCTGTTCAATGATCTCGGCAACGGTCCAGGCCCGGTTAAGGTCCTCGCCAACCGCAGTCATAAGACCCTTGATCTTCCAAAGGCTCTTCTCGCCAAAGGTGAAGGTATCCCAGATGCGACGGCCGTTGTAGTCGTCATCCTGAATGGTCAGTTCGAGAGTGAGCTTAGCCGATCCAGGAGCCTTGGAGTTCTCGCCCGTCTCGCCCTGGTCCCAGTCGGTAACCATGACGTTTTGCTTGCTCGGGGGAACAGGCTTGAACTCGGTCTGCTCTTCAACGTCGGTGAAATCAATACGGAGATCAAGGTCAGACATTAGGTGTAGCTCCATTCTTAGCGAGTGGCTTACGGATCAGGTAATCGTAGAGGACAGGCATTGTTGGGTTCTCAATAACTTGAGGCACACCCTGAGCGCGGCACTTAGCCACAACCCTGTCGGTCTTATCTGTCAGGCAAAGTCGCAGGTTTGGTGCGTCGCCCTTTACCTCCTTCGTGTACATGTAAAGCACAGTGTCGAAGAATGCGGGGATTTGCTGCGAGAGCTTGTTAGAGAAAGCCGGTCGCTTCATCGTAACCTTGGTTCGTGGATCGAGAGAATCCATCTCCAGGGCCGTGATGATTGTGTGCATCGGCAGATCCCGAAACGCCCTAATCATCCTTCGAATCTGTTCGGTGTTCTTGTACCAATCCTTAAACTCAGGAGTGATACCCGTATCCAGCACCTTACCATCGGCGCCGAGGACGTCATTCATAGCGAGTTGCTGCACTTCTGTACCGGAGTCCACCGTAACTGTCTTGTACGGAAGACGACCCGAGTACAGATCGTTGTAGACAGATTGCATCTTGCGCCAGTCCCGCATAGGGACGACGTCAATCTTGTCTGCAACATCGCTAAGTGCGTTGAGGGTCATGGAACCCTCCTCAGCGTCGATGACAAGCATCGGAGACATTTCCGGAACGTGTGCAGCGGTACCGGTAAGAAGAGTCTTACCAACACCCGAACCGCCGTACACAAGCATGTTGAGGAAGGGAGCCTCTGTAGCCGGACGCCTTACTTGCAACCCACCGATAGAGGTAGTAGAGAGCTTAGCGGGTGCACTCAATTAATCATCCAACCATTCGATGATGGTCCCGTACTCGGGGTGGCCATGGACGTGAAAGAAGTCATCGTAACTTGGCCAGACAGAAGTGGACTTGAATTCCGTCCTCCACCTCAGGGAAACGCTTCCGTCAGTAAAAACCACACCTTCGTACTGTGGTTCATTTGGCGGAGCAGCAGTACCCTTTTCAAAGTACTCAGCAGGTGGATTAGGACGGTAACCGATAAACCGACGCATCTTGGTATCGGGCTTATGAATTCCCCATCGCTGATCAATCTTATTAAGCTTGGTAATCAGCTCATTGGCCTTCCCGACAGCCATGGCCTCATCGGTGTTGGCATACTGAACTCCATCACCCACCATGTCATCTGTTGCGTCACCCATTCTTCACCCGATCCTTGTTGTAGTAACGGTGTTCTACCTTGGTGAACAGGCTATCTAAGGTGTACAGGTAATCCTCTCCTCGGAACTGGGCAATACAAGGTTCCCTATAGGCGCAGTTACTACAACCGTAACGGCCAACCGAAGGGTAGATTCGGAGGTTAGGATCAATCATGTCCATCGCTTCAAGCGTGAGGTTATCACCAATGTGATTCATTTCCTCATCGCTCTTGATAATGATGAACCGCTGTTGGTACTTGGGAGCCGTTTCCTTCAAGTGTTCGATGTACTCAAAGTACTTGCCATCCTCGAAAGCTTCCGTGTCATACTTCATGACATGGTTAGTGAAGATTTCGAGTGAGGTGGCTTGGTTCTTATTGGTCGAGAAGGATCGACCGGATGACAGCCGCTTAAGCTGCTCGGGTGGCTTGGGGAAACCCTTGCGGTACTCCGCGTAAACGAATCCCTTGATATCGAGATTCAGCTTGACAGCGAGTGCCCAACAGTACGAACCAACCTGGTCATCAAGCTGGAGAAAGCCATGATCGTCTGCGAGTTGAGCAGCGGTCTTGTGATCCCAAACGAAGTATCCACCGAAGCGGATATCCTCAATGAGCATGTCGACTCGTCCAGCGTAATAGACATGCGAGTCAGGTCCGGAGTTCTCGTGGATCTGTCCGCAGACTGGAGAGTTCGTACACACCAACGGGATATCGGTGCCTGGGTAGAAAAGCGGAACCTCAAATGGAATCTCGGTAGCGATAGGCTTGAACCAAGTATCCGCTTGAGGATGAACCTCATTGGCGTAATGAGCCAGCATCCCAAGACCAAGCTCAATACGGTCTGAGTAGTCATCGCCGTTAGCCTGCTCAAGTTCACGTTGCCCAGTGTTCTTGAGAAAGGTTTCCCTTTGCTCATGGCAAAGCGTGACGAACTTGAGAGAAGCCATAGCTAGCTTCTCATCCCGAGCGGTAGTCGCCCACGTGGCCGGAGTGAAGAACACATCTAGCGCTTCGTGGAAAGCGATTCCGAACTCAAGGGGCTTGGCCGTTACGTCAGGCACGTACCCTTGTCTATACGCCCAATCCCAGCGGCGTCGGCAACCTCGTGCGGATCTACGTTCGGAAGTGTGAATCTCATGCATCAATCGATCCGTTCTATCTCGGGGTGCCCGGAGGCAAGAGGGAGCGCAATCTCCAGCTTAGCACAGAAATGATTCAATGTCTAGACTCCATCTGTGTAATTCTCGCAAAGACTACCCAGTTGTCCGTATAGTGACCACTCTTTTGGTCGAACACTCCGCCACAAGTTATTAATCTAATCTCAGGCTCTTCCGTATTTCCGTAAACGTGGTTAGTGGGGAAGGTTTGCTTAGAGACTTTCAGCTTGTTGTAAACAATGAATATCTTATCGTCGATGTGAATCTCATCTCCATTCTTGATGTTCTTTAGGTCGTAGAAGATGCCCTCTTGTCCTCGGCCGTCCACGTGCCCCAGGATCACGGCCGGTCGGCCAGACTCGCCAGGCTTAGCGAATCGGCCATACCAGCTAGCCTGTTTGGGTTGATCGATTGGTGGTACCTCGATGGTCCCGTCTTTGTTGAGGTCAGTCTCAACGAGATCCGACTCAACATTAATGACAGGGATGGAGATGTGTAGGGGCTTGTCGATGAATTGTGGGATTGCTACTGCTGGCGTGTTGGTCTCAACAGACGAATGCGGCACCCCCGAAACGGAAGTGCCGCACCCGACCAGAACCAACAGGGCCAGGAGCCCTATTAGTTTCTTCATTTGTTACAGACTCGATCCATCTCCGGTAGCGACGCCGCCCACGGGCACGTCGTTAGAGTTGTTCACAGCAGGAGGAACGACAATCACAGTGTTCGGTGGTGGATTAACAACGACAGGAGGAGGAGGATTCACAGAAGTACTCGTAGGCGGAACTGGGTTGGTAGTGGGAGGAGGAACTGGCGTAGTGGTAGGCGGAGGCGGTGGAACCGTAGTCGGTTCAGCCGGAGGCTCACAGTCAGTGTCGATAGGGTACAGCTCTACCGTCTTCTGCTTGAATCCGTTAGGCCCGTAGATAGCGTGCATAGTGAAAGCGGCAACACCATCGTAGGAATCTTCTTCAAGGCGAATGGTTTGAGTAGCCGTCTTGTTAGAGGCCACTGAAATGACCCCAGTCTTGACGCCAACGCTACCGCCATTACCGGGAACGGTGTTCCAGCGGAAGCCGTACTCCCCAGTGTCCTTGTTGACAAGCGTCACCGTGACAGTTCCGCAAGCAACCTTAGTTTCAATACTGACTACTTGAGGGTCTGGGACTTGGGCAAGAGCTACACTTGACATCAGGCCAAGAGCTAGAACAGACGTAGCCGCAATAGTAAGGAAGGAACGTACCTTCATCAGATACCCCGATTCGCCGACGTGTCTTCCACAACTTCACCAGGCTTGGAGTAGTAGCCCGTGATCCAGGTACCCAGTGCAGGGAGCACGAGCAGGATGAGAGCCTGCACAGGCGCCGGAAGTGGACCCATGAGTTCAGGGTTTTCCTGAAACAGGGTCAGAAGCGCGAGGACAGTGCCAAGCGCGCCACTGAAAACGGTGGTCCAGATCGCCTTAGGCGAGTAACCAACGGTCTTCATTCTGGGTTCTCCTTATTCCTTTGTCGTGTTCTTTCGACGATACCTTCCAGCTCCTCAACACGATCCATCGCTATGTTGAGTTGCCGGTTGGTATCCCGAAGGTCTTGCGTGGTTGTTTGGAGCTGTCTATCCAGATCAAGGATCTGCTTGTTGGCCGCAGACAGGCGAGCCTCTAAGTGAGTGATCTGTTCCTGCATTGGGGCCAACAGAGCTACCGCTGAGTTGGATATTACTTGAGCGGCGTCGGCAGAAATCTTACCGCTCTCATTAGTGAGCTTCTTTCTTTCAGCTCTCGCCTTGAAGATAAGGACGGCCGAAGTAGCTACACCAGTGAACGTCCCCAGAAGGAGAACGATGGTTTGTAGTTCCATCATCGCTTCTCCTTTACTGCATTCTCCAACATGCGGAGATCCTGCGTAATTTGTCTAGCCCGGAAGAGCGCCCCCAAACCAAAGGCTAAAAGAAATAATGAACCGCGTAGTCCAACAGCGCCAGCGAATGTGACCGAGGCGAATGAGTATCCAATGAAGAAGGTAGAAAGAATGGAAAGCCCGATGCGTTCCCATAACAGAGAACTAGGGATGCTCATAAAGATGCTGGCTATAGCTATTAGAGCACCTAGCGTAATACCTCCATACCATACCCATCCATAACCCGGAAGGATTCTATCGATGGAGTTAATGGTTTGTCCAGAAGTGGAAGAGAAGAGGCCGAAGACCCCTGTCAATAATGAGGCTAGAAGTACCGCTATTTCTAGGGGTCTATGTCGAGCCGACAGAATCAACAGGGGCCTCACCATACCATCTCTCCAAGTATTCGGCTAGGTCTCCTAGAGACGCAGCGACCAGTTGATTGAATCTATCATTCAAGACCCTTGGGTTGGCTAGGATACAAGCTACACATTTACTGTAGCTTTCCGTTACTCGGAATAGCTTCCGACATCTGCCACACCGATTCTTCGGTCCCATGCCTCACTATGATAGTTCATCATACCGGCTGGTGCGAGGACAGGTCACAACTTGATAACTAGCCCCACTGAAATCACATCGGGGTCTTGGATTCCATTCTTGGCAGCAACGTCCTTCCAATTCTTGGGAGCGATTCCGGATAGTGTTTCGCCGTGCTTGACGACGTGGGTCCGGTCACCGCCCGTCGAGAGGGTCACGTTGGCCTGTACAACGGTCGCAGCGGGCCGTTCGGCGCCTGGGGCGTGCCCACGTACCCCTGCCTTGCGCGAGCACACAGGCCAGGCGTTCCAGCCCTGCCCAGCTAGCGTGCGTTCCGCAACTCTAATCTGCTCTTCCCGGCTTGCCTGGTGAGGAAGCCCAGTTCCGCCAAAGGCCCGCCAAGTGGTTGGGTTGAATTGAAGACCACCGTAGTAGCCGTTACCAGTGTTGATCTTCCAATTCCCACCTGACTCGCATTGAGCCAGCTTATCCCAAGCGGAATCCGGAGCTGCATTAGCGATAGCAACAGGTGCCAGCGCAGTACCAAGCAAACTCGCACCAACCAAGATACCAAGTGTTCTAAGACGACTACCATTCGACCTCCGATGCCGACCCGACATTATCACTCCTCCTTGTTTTTCAGTGGCTTATTCGGCTTAGGCTTACGGGCTTCTTCCCGCCTGCCACGCTTCCGAACAATGTCCTTAGCAACAGGGTGATCCGCACGCATCCATCCATACAGGACACGTTCTGCGTCTTCGTAATCAACTCCGGAAGTAGGAATGACGATCCAAGTGTTTCCGCAACGGCGACAGAGAAGATGAGGAAGCTTGAGTTCGTCACCCGAATCCATTTGCTGGGTGACGATGGTCTTGTCGTACTGAGCTTGGATCACATTACTGATGTCGTACTCATGTCCATTCTGTTTGCAATCCTCCTCATGGACAAGACGACGAACCTCGTTGGTGATCTTCGGCTCTTTACCTGGTGCGGTCATGGCTTCTCCTAGGTCCAGATCAGCCAGTTGACACCGATAGATGCCTGGCGATTGTCGAACGCCGTTCCTGTTCCAGCATTGCCGACGGAGTGAGTGTGTCCTCCGGCCGCATCACCAGGATCTACCGTGTGGTTGTGAGATCCTTCTCCAGCTCCCCAACTCGGTGTGTGACCGTGCATATAACCGGTACCAGTTGGGTGGTTGACGTTTGCGCTGGACACGTGCGCGCCGTGATCGGGGATCGTGTTAGTGAATCGGTTGCCGCCACCTCTAGCGTGTTGGTGATTAGCAACCGTATTAAGGGTGTGGGTGTGCTGCGGCATTTGCGCCGCGGTCAACACGATGCTGTCAGCGCCGACCGTTATGCCGACACCGTCTGTCGCGTTAGACCCACGAATTACACGACCCCTGAAATCAGGAAGCACAAAGGTGGTCGTCCCATTCCCAGCCCCAAAGACAGAGGGACTGAGACCTTTTGATTCGACCCATTGCCACAGGCCAGGATAGTCGGCACGATTAACAGTTTGACCTTGGAGAAGAAGAGTGTCCGTCTTGGGTGAAGAGAGTAGAACAGCCTCGATGTCCCCGACTGGCCGCCTAATAAGTCTAGCAGCCGTAGTAGTTCTGAGGTCTTCTAACTCTCGACTGATGCGGGCAATTGCTTCTACTGGGTCTTCTGCTGGTCTGTCGTCAGCCATGCCATTTCCCTACACGAATTCGATGGACACAGATTCGGTACCGGTTTCCGCCACGGTAACAGTCCGCTTGCGAATTCTGAATGAGCCAGACACGGCAAGTTGAGAGTGAAGCTGATAATCGACAGTGTCTCCCACATCGTACGCGCCGACGTCAGCGTCAATGGTGACACGAGCATTAGGACCAGGAATCATGAGAGTCGTTCCACGCGCGTCGACCATGGCCTGTACATAAGAGTCAAGGCTTGCCTGATCAGTTACCTGGTCGAATGTACTAGTAATACCTGTGCGGCCGTAGCGGGCACGGAGTTCAGCGTTAGACGCCGTGGAGACGAAAGCCTCATCGGCCCCTGCGCCGGTACCAGTACCCAGTCCCTCGGAAGCCAGGTCAGTAGGTGCGGCAGAACAAGCAATGTTGGTGGAGGTAACGTTTCTAGCGTCAAAGACGATCTTGTCCTCACCAAAGGATCTGTCTATTCCACGGAAGGGGAAGTAGAGTTCGAGCTTCCTCTTGGCAGGGTCAATAGAAATGTCGAAACCATTAACCATTTTGGTGAGATCGTCGATACGCTGAGCGACATTGTGAAGTTCTTTATAAGTATACGTGACGGTACGCAGCACACCCGACGGGGGGATCTCCGCAGTGTCAATGCCGAAGTTACCGTAGTCCAGATTCTGCCATTGATTGATAAGACCAGTCACAACCTCGAATTGATCGATGTCCTTGTACACCAGATCCTGAGTGACGTACATCATCTTGAGATAAGACATGAGACCCTGAGCCTCCATGGTCAGAGACTCGTTGTTAACCGTCCATCCCAGAAGCGGCCCAGAGAACACTTGTTTACCATTTCGGTACAGCCACAGCTCCGTGGGAAGTTCCGCCATGTTACGCAACCGCTGGAGTACAGGCTCAGTCATGTTGGAAATCTTGGCGGATGCCGAGAGGCTAGGGATAACGCTCAGCTCATCGGTGTGCGTGATCTGTGTCCAGTCAATGGGGTCCACTTCGATAAATACCGGGGCGCCATTAGTCTGGGGGATTCTCGCAACGCAGACAAGTTCGTACTGAGTGGTGTTGTCGGCGCGAGGAAGAACGGCCCCAGCAACCTCAGTGATGATGCGTTGACCGAATGCGGTAGCCCGAAGGATAATGTTTGCGGCAACAGGAGCATTGAATCGAACGCTGTGGGTAGCTGGTGTGCCGTGAAGGATCAGGTTCGCAAGAACATTTACATCTGCCGTGTCGTGATAGGGAGCAGTAGCAGCTCCGTGAAGAATGAGATTGGCTACGGCGTTTGCGTAAGAGGCGTGGAAGACGTTAGCGATACTCGCCGCGAGACGGATATTGGCACTGACGCTTCTAGGAATAGACTTCTTCGCACCTGTCAGAGAGGCAGCGAGAATGATGGAATCAGATACAGCACCAGAGCGATGATTGACACCAGTACTAGTAGCGTGAAGACGGATAGTCGCTGTGCGAGTGATGCCTGTAGTTACGCGAGTAGCAGTAGCACTAGCCGACAGCTTAAGTGCGGCGGTTACAGAACCCTGTCCTGGTCGGCCAGTATTAATAGCCGCAGCGTGAAGCTTGATCGTGGCCGATACGGTGTTGATCCTCAGACCAACAATAGATGCGGCAAGCTTGAGGTTGAATGCTGGAGAGAAGCTTCCTCGCTTCGCTCCTGTGCGAGTAGCCGCCAGAACGATAGGAGCTGTGACCGCTCCCGGAACCCTCTTGGCTCCAACTCTAGTACCCGTCAGTTTTATGTTAGCCGTAACGGGGAAGTTGAGTGGGGTAACGAAGACGGTGAGTTCGTCGAAGTGAGAGCCAGCCGAGTTGGTTGCCGTGTAGCGGAGTACGTAATCTCCACCCACAGTAGGTGCCCAGCTCAGAGCGGCCGCTGTGCCAATGGTTGCGCCAACCTGATTCGGGCCGGACTGAACCGTCCAAGCCCTAGAGGTAATGGTAGCGCCGCCATTGTTCTCGGTAGCGGTACGGGTGACAGTCTCGTATTGGTCGGCAAAGATATCTGCGCCAACTGCAACAGTAGGTGCTACTGCGGTCGGCCCTCGAACAGCAACAAGAACAGATGCCCAGGAAGTGGGAGTACCAGTAGTGGTGGGAGAACGTGTACCCGTGGAACCCGTAGTAAGAAGCGCCTGAGAAGCCGCCATCAAAGCGTTGTTGGTAGAGCTAGAAAGCTTCTCAGTACCACCAGCAGGAGCCACCATGCTCATGCCGGTTGGTGCCGCAGTGTAAGTTATCGAGCCACCATAAGCGCCCCACGCACCAATCAATCGCGTGGGTGCTGTGGTAGTTACCGGGCCAACCGGTTGGGGATTCGCAATGTCGTTAGCTGGATCGGAAGCGTTAATCGGTGCTGTGTCATCAGTACCAGAGATAACGTAGACGGCAATTGCGTTGGTGTTAGCGGAGCCTGGAGGTGCTGCGGTGACAGTATTTGCGCCAGCGGCAGTAACAAATCGATACCAGGCACGGATACGAATAGTACCCGTACCAGCATCTTGAGCGGTGTTGATCTGAGTCCAGGTACCCGCTGAACCGGAAGGAGATACCAAGTCTGTCGCGGCACGGAATGCTGTTTGATGGAAAGCGACAATGAGATCGCCGACCTGAGTACCAGCGCCGGTAACAACAGAGACGGTACCGGTGCCCGTAGCAATTAAGAATTCGCGAATGGTAGGTGTCGTGCTAGCTGCCTGTACCGTGATAGTGGCATCATCAGTGGTGGTACCTACGGAGTTCGTAGCAGAATACCGAATGACGTAAGTGCCGACAGTTGAGGGAGCCCACGAAAGCGCCGCCGCTGTACCAATGGTAGATCCAGCACCAGCCGGACCAGAGACAATAGTCCAGGCTCGTGCCGTAATCGCTGCGCCGTTGTCAGCCTCGGTAGCAGTACGGGAGAATGTAGTGCTGACAGTGTGAGTGGCATCGACGCCAGCATCCACAGTGGGAGCCGTGGGGCTACCGGTAGGAATAAGGGCAATCAATCGAGCAGTCTGAGTTGAGGAAACGCTAGCAACACCAGTAACGCTGCCTGTAGCACCGGCAACAGCTTGCGTCCTAGTTGCTACCGTGATAGTCGCGTCTGTAGTGAGGCGCTCAGTGTAGCTAGCGGGTGGAGTCCAGGACGACGTGTTGAAGTCAGTACCGGACCAAACCAACAGCCGATCTGCGCCAGCAGTTGTTAGCGAAACTGCCGGAGTAGTTGTACCGTTAGTATCACGCGAGGCTGTTCCGACGGAAGCATCATAAGGGTTACCGGTAGTTACACAGCCGGTATAGCGTTCCGCAACACCAACTCGATAAGTAGAGTTCGTCCAAGAGAACGTATACGTTCCGGAGTCCGCGGCAGTGGCGCGCTTCCAGAAGATGTAATGCCATTGAACGTCAGTGCCCGTGGTAGTGGCGGCAGGAGAACCGATCTGGGAAAAACCCTGACCGGCCCCCTGGGAGACAACGTCAGCGTTTTCCTTGTAGAGATGGACCAGGATAATGTCATTGACGGCCACTCCGCTGGGAACGGCAATAGCGACAGACGTTCCAGTGACACCGGAAGTAGCGGCGCCGATTGTGGCGAATGTGGGAGCGACCACCTAATTACCTCCTTTCGGCGAGACGGGTCAGTCAGACGCGGAAAGGGTAGGCGTGAGCGAGTAGGTACCGTTAGAGCCGAAGGTCTCGGGAGCTGGGAGTGCGCCACCGTAATGGAAGGTACCTGCGCTAAGCGCAGTCCAGAGACCCCAGTGAGTAATGGTCGTACCGGCAGGGACATCTGAAGTCACAGCCGATCCAGTAACAGCCGAGTTCGAGACAGCACCCCAAGTGGTTTGCTTTCGAGCGTAGGCGCCACCCGTAATCTCTGAGGCACCAGTAGTACCCGGATCCGCTGAGTGCAGCGAGATCCAAGTTGCCGCTGTTGCAATGGCACCGACCGCTGCATTCTCAGCACTGACGCTAAAAGCCATTGTACTTCTCCCTTATCCAGCCCATGTATCGCGGTATTCAAGCGTGCAGGTCACGGGGTAACCGGCAGGCTCGGTACGGAGATAGATTTCGTTGTAGCCACCGAACCCAGTTGGGTCGGGATCGATCCGGAATGGATCTCGTGGAAGCTGCCAAGAGCCATACTTGGTCTGTCCGTCAAGCGTGATGATTGACCTAGGGACACCAGTAATACGTGCATCCATGTCAGCAACAAGGATGCCGCCCTTTTGCAGCGTGAGTTCAAGCTCAAGGGTTACAAGGGCTGTTTCGTTAACAAGCTGGATACGGGAGACTGGCTCACCAAATGCGGGGCCTTGAATGGTGACAATGGGGAATGCAGGAGAGTTACCGATGTTCGTAACACGAGTTCGCTGAGGCTCGACAGCACCGGCCGGAGTGACAGGAATGTTTACCTTGGTGGGTACAGCCGCGTAGTGACGTGGGTCAGCAGCACGGAGAGCAAAGCTCTGATTAGCAAAGATGATTTGCTTGTTGTTACGTTGCCTGGTGAGATCGACTGGACGAACTCTCATCATTCGCAGAGGTCCCGTAGGGTGTCGCCAGATGAGTTCCCAGTCCGTGTCACGTTGGGGAACTAGAGCGCGGTACAGGCTATCCATATTGCGCTCTACTTCATCACGTCCACGACCCACATTAAGATTAAAGATAATCTGTCGAGCTGCGCTCAGGTCAATACCACGCAGAGCGCCGTCACCACGTGGCCTGTCCTCATCCGAGGATCGAACTTGCCAACCGCCTAGGCCATCTGTGCCTTGGACGTGGAAGTTAGTTCCAGAGCCGATCAGAAGACCAGTCCAGCCGCCAAGACGATACTGGTAATTGAATGGACCAATACGGGCTTGTTGAGACCCAGTCTTAATCATGGGGGTTGGAGTAGTGAGAATGCCACTGGAAAGAGGACCGAAGACCGTGAGGTCACCACGTCCACCAGAAGTAACCAACGTGGGTTGCAGAGTAGACGTGAAGCGTGAGGGTCCAGAAGAACCGCCACGGAAGGTAACAAGGATCGTCATCCACCGACGTGAGGTGGAGAGATCAGCGTCGAGATTGAAGCTCTGTACGCTAGTGGAAATAGCCTGGTGAATGCTCAGCCGTGAACGTTCCCAGTCTTGGTTATAGGCAAGCCACCAACGTTGGGGAGACGTTGATTCATAAAGCCGAGAGAGATTGCCACGGAAACCGTACTGAGCCGTGGAAGCATATTGGTTAGCTACGAAGGCGAGAACGAGCTCATCAGCCTGAGCGATGTTACCGGTTGAACCTGTGAATGGATCTCGGTTTTCAGCCTGCTTGATAACTACCTTATCGAGAACGTTGCTTTGAGCCATACCAGAGTACTCAAACACACGAAGCTGTTGAGACTTGTTATCATCGAGTGCAGTTACGCTAATCGACCGCGTTGTGGGAGCAGCCTGCCGATACCAAACAGTCATCTGCATATCGCGGAGACCAGTCTCACCAATCTTGGTGAAGCCAGAAGGTGTAGTCAAATCGCTAGGCAGTGTGCCTGCCGCAGCACAAACAGCAATAAGAAGAGAACCAGGCTTAGTTGGCCTATCGAACGTCGCTCTACAGGTACGTGACTGATACTTGGCGACCGTGTTATAGGCGCTCTGTTCGAGTACTGGAGGCACTTTCCTACCTCCTAGTCAAAGGTCATAACAAGTTGACCGACGTCGAACTCGACGGGGGAGTTACCGGTCTTTGGGTTAATGGAGGTATCCAGTGGGTTAGTGTATTCGGGAGTACCTCCGGAAGATGCAGTGAAGAAGCCGTAGTGTGTCACCTGACCCCAGTTACCAGTTGGGTTAGGGAAGGTGAACTTAGCCCCGTTAGACTTGGTAGTAATTCCCCCGGGGCTACTCGCGGCTGGAAAGTTGGTGGAGTTATTAGTGAGAGCTACACGAGCGTAAGAACCGCCAGCGGGCTCCGTGAATCCAGTTCCGTCATCTGCCGGAGTGGTAGTGGACAATCCCAGATACCAAGTAGCAGGTGCCCAAGTGGTAGCACCACCTCCGAATTGACTATCTGCAATCTTTTGTTCGCGGGCATCCGTCGCACCCATAAACAACCCTCCTGTAGTCGTGTGTGCGTGAGCCTATCAGCGGAGGCGCAGAGCAAGAACTGCCGATCGCGCATTCTCCGTTGGGTTTCCAGTTGCGCCATTGATATTTACAGTTGCACCAGCACCACGTCGTTCCAGGAGGTCTCTAACTTCTTCCATAGTTCCTGCCAGCTTGCCGATATCAGTGTTGGACGCGCTGGAAGAATCAAAGGCAATGGGAGACACGGAGTTCTGCTTAGAGATAGCCTTCCATTGCTCGTCCGTAAGGACAGCCTCAGGCTTTCCGGTGCCGTTGAAAGCTCCTGTCATACCCGGCGTCAGGATGCCACCATTATCAAAGGAGTTAAGAGCAGCACCCACAGGGTTAGAAGCCACGTTGCCTACGACATCAACAATGTTTCCGATGGTGCTAATGGCACTGGTCATCATCTTCTCAAGCTTGGCACGCGCACCGTCAATGACGTTCTCAATCATCTTGGCAGGCATAGCCAGAATTCCAGCGCCGACAGGGCCATTCGCACCAGGAATAGAGCCTGGGATCAAAGCCTTGAAGAGAGCCTCAACCTGAGCCCCAATGATGGACCACCAAGAGACAGGAGCGGAGTCTGCGCCACCAACGAACTGACCCCCCACCTGAGGCAGAGACATATGACCAGAGAACATGCCGTTGGTAGCACCACGTCCGTTACCCACTCGGACACCGATACCGCCAGAAGACTCCACATTCACGCCGCCAAGCGTGCCTGCCATGTGGCCAGGATTACCCTTGGAGTAGCCGACACCGAACTGAGATGTAAGACCAGGATTCCAGCCAGGCCATGGTGCGCTACCAGTAGAACCGAGTCGGGAGTGAGGATACTTGCCCAGCATGACGTTGGTGATAGCTGAGATAAGACCAGAGCAGTCATAGCCCATCGGGCCAACGCCACCCCAGGAATATGGCTTGCCAACCTGCGACCTAGCGAAGTTCAGGCCGCTATCAACTTGTCCACCACCAGCGAAGGAAGGATAAGGATTCGGGTCGTTCCGTCCGCCAGCCGCGAGTACAGCCTCAGTCTGACCAGAGCGCAGAGCTTCAAGGAAATGGAAGTGTCGACGAGCAACAGCAGCCGGGACGATGTACTCATCGTTGGACACCATCGCCAGAATCGAATCAGAGGTACCGCTACCAGGGCCACGAACCTTGCCACCTTGAGCGAAGGAAGGAAGTTCTCCAACTCGCCCAGCGATACCGGGAGCACCAACCCAACCCATAACAGTATTCCAAGCTGCAAGAATACCGTCGTTGATGACTACCCGAATCACCCAGTTGATTGGATCGCGGAACATGTTGCCGACAGTGCGGAAGGCTGCGCCGATCTTGGCCACGGCATCCCGAGTAGCCGTCTCCAGGCCCGACAGGAAGCCATTCCAGCCACCTGTAATACGGCCCCAGATGTCCTTAGCTGTAGCCTCTACGCTCCCCCAGAACTCGTTCCAGCTACCCTTAACCTCAGTCTGCTTACCGTCTTGCTCGGTGCGGATACCGCCCCAGAAGCCAACCCAAGCGTTGATCTGCTCACGAATCCAGTTACCAATGGTGAAGCCGAGGTTGCCCCAGAAATCACCCCAGCTCTGCTCGGACTGTGCTTGGCCCGCATCCTGAGTGGCTTGCTGAGAACCCCAGAACTCATTCCACCAGGTCTTGAGGTCATTCCAGATTTGCGTTGCCTTGGTGAAGATCCCGTCCCAGAACTCATTCCACTTAGTGACAAAGGCGTCAATCTCAGCTTGAAGAGTAGGGCTGATATTCGAGCGCCAGAAATCGTTCCACCAGACAGAGAGGTCATCCCAAATCTGCTTGGCCTTTGTACCTACTCCATCCCAGAAGGCGGTCCATTGGGCACCAAGCTTGGCAGACTCAGTAGCGAACCATGTCCCAATTGCTCCCCAGAATTCATTCCAAGCTGTACCGATCTTGTCCAGTTCATCATTGGCGCCTGTTCCGAGATCATCCCACCACTTGTTCCAACCCTCTAGAACAGGTCCAGCGTCAATACCTAAACCAGTAAGAAGGCCAGTCCAGAACTCATGCCAAGCTGTACCAATACCGTCAACGATTTCGTTAAACTTAGTGTTGACACCATCCCAGAAAGCATTCCATTCAGTAACGATTCCTGGTGTCCCACCAGAAAGAACAGAACCGATACTCCCTGGACCATTCCAGAACTCATCCCAAGTGGTCTTCAGGCCATCCCAAACTTCAATAGCCTTCCTGGAAACAGCATCCCAGAACTCAGCCCACTTGGTTTCAACCGTTCCCTTCTCGACACCCAATACTGTATTGAGTCCGTCAAGGAAGATTTGCCAGTTAGTCTTCATGGGGACAATGAAATAATCATTCCACCATGTGCTGAGGGTATTCCAGGTTCCTTCCCACTGAGTCTTGAACTGAGGACCGAAGTCATTCTGGAAGTAGTGAACGATCTCAGACATCTTGAAGCCGAAGATGCCAACGATGGAGTTGAGGATTCCCTCGCCGATGTTCTTAAGGCCTTCCCACATCAGTGACCAGTCCCCAGTAAGGACACCGGACACAACTTGGAGAACACCAGTAAGGGTTTGAAGAAGACCAGAAATAACTAGGATAGCCGCTCGGAAAGTGTCGACAAGCTCAGTGCCGATGACTCGCATCAGCCATTCAAAGATGGGGGCTACAGCGAAGTAGAACTTCTCGAATGCGGGCACGAATTCCTGCTCAAAGAAGTCCTTGAGATCCCGTACCGCGGGCATGACCTTGTTTTGAATCTCTTGCCACAGCGCCTGGAAAACAGGAATGAACCGCGTCTGCATGTCAGTCCAGATGCGGTCGATCATATCCCGCAATGGCTTAGAGCTGTCATGCAGACTAGTGAATGCGGTAGCCAGAGCCACTACTCCAGCAATGGCAAGAGCCACCTGAGGAGTTGCGCCCAGCATCATCGCCGCAAAGATAGCGGAGATACCCATGGCGATTGCGGCAAGCCACTCGGGAGGGAGCTTGTTCAGTCCCTCAAAGATCAAGCCGAGGAACTTGAAGACAGCAATGCCGATAGGCGCGAGCGCAGTCGCAAGGTTGAAGAGGAACTTGATTACCTCTACGAGCGTGTACCAGAAAGCACTAAGCGCTTCCTTGGCCATCTCGACCCACTGGTGGAACTTGGGGTCCTTAGCCAGGGTGCTAGCCCATTGGGAGAAGTCCTTCATCCCAGATGCAATGGCCTTCAAGAGCCACTGACCCATCGGCATGAATGCGACAGTTAGATCCATGACCGACCTGGCGAGATACTTAACGATATCCCACAGGCTCATCCACACTGGGAGCATCTCGTTAGACAGGAATCTAACGAAAGACAACCAGTGATCACTAGAGAAGTACCGAGTCATGTCCTCGCCGACGCGCTGTAGCGCAGTCGACATGGCAATGATTACGGGATCAAGTGTCTTGATTGCCGCAGTGGCAGCGTTGAATCCAGCTGCCAAAGCCAGACCGACATTACGTTCGGTCCTCTGTACAAGCTTTTGGTATTCCTCCGTGAGAGACTTGAGAGCGTTAGCGCCTTCCCGGATACCAGGTGGCAGCTTGGCAATCTCTTCACGGGTGAGCTTGGCCGCGTCCTTGATCTTCGTAAAGACCGGAACAGCCACAAGCCCAAAGGCAGCCGCACCAGCAGCGGCCACTGTGAGGATGGATACAAGAGATCCGATGAGGCCAATAGCGCCGACAATCGCGGCACCAAGAACAGGCAGGATCAGAGGCATTCCGCCAATGAAAATCCGCATAGCTCCATTGGCACGAGAAAAGGCACCATGTGCATGGTGCCCGAAGTCTTCTACTGACCGACTAGCCTTTTGCGATTGTCGATCGATGTCCGCCAGTTGACGAGCCAGGACAGCCAGCGACTGTGCCGTGTCGATGTTCAGGCTCATGTCACTGGTGAATGAGAGCGCCTTAACACGAGCCCGAAGTTCAGCCAGAGATTCCCTATTCAGGGAGAGGCTAACAGGCATTGTTACCCGTGTAGTACGGATGCGCATGAGCAGCTTGACGAAGCTCTCAGGATCAAGCTGAGTCTTGACCTTCATACTGCCACTAAGCTTATTGATTCGCTCACGGAGTGCCGCAGCCGCACCGGCCTCAAGACGTGGACGAACATTGATGTTGCCGACCTGGCGTTCGATTTGGGCCTTTACAGCCTTCATCCGCTCTTGGTCAAGGCGGGGGTTAATCATGGCCTTACCAACAACACGACTCAGTTGTTGTTGGATACGGGTAAGACCACTCTGAGAAAGGACTGGCGTGATGGTGGCTTCAATCTTATCGCGCGACCAGTTCTTAGCCTGTGCGCGTGCCGCCTTTAGACCTTCTGTGAAGGGATTGCGATTGAGAGTAAGGGTAGCCTCGATCGAACCAGCATTAAAAGCCATAGCTACCCTTACTCCCCATCATTTACGGTTCTTAACGGGGATCAAGTCTAGGATATCTCCGTCGACTGGCCGCTCGATTTCCTCGCGCGGAATTCCCCGTTGCTCTGCTAGGAAGATATTCATTTCCTCTGCGTACACCTTCTGTTCCCACCAGGGAAGTGCTTCCCATTGTGGAATAGAGAAATGCAGGAAATGCCTCGCCCGGAACCACTCTACACGCTTCTCAGCCGTCGTGAGTTCTTCGTACCGGGCGTCGAACCTTCCGGGTTTGTCAGGTTACCAATCAGGTATCCGAAGAACCCCATGAACGGCCGGTATGGCAGTGCTTCAAGCTGTTCCCGAGTCGGGGAGCCACCACAGACATCGGAAAGTGCATCGAGAAGTTGGTCATTCAGCTTCTCGAACATCTCCTCATCCTCAACCTTGTCCATTGTGGAAGCGACTTGTTCAGGAGTAAGAGAATCGTCGTCGTCATCCTCATCACGAAGACCGACTTCCTTAAACACACCGGAAATCTTCTTCATCATTCCATTGACAGCGGCGCGAGGTGGCTCGGGGACGACACCCTTAGGACCACCCCACTTGGTGAAGTCATACTCCAGGTCACCGCCAATGGAGTCAGCGTCAAACTTTGGCATTACTTTCCTTCCTCAGAGGGCAGGGTGATGTGTGGTCTTACTACACCTTAGTAGTCTGGAAGGGAATGACCTTTACAGCGACATTCTCTCCATTGAACTCAAGCGTAGTACCAAAGACGTTGGCGGGGAATGGACCGAACGCCTTTTGGGCGCCAGCAGCCAAGGTCTTTACGTCGTCCTCAACCGCAAATGATCCAGCCTTGCTCTGAGTAACGAAGGTAAGAGTGTAAGGAGATCCACCAGTATTCTTAGCCAGTACGCAGAGCGTTGGCGCATTGGCGCAGTAATTGCCGTTAGTCACATCAACAGCAGTACCGTCAGTAGCGGGCCAAACAACACCCGCCGCCGCACCACTCATGGTGGTGACTGGAACCGAAGTTCTAGGCATATCCAGTCACCCCTTAGAGAGCCGCTGCATTGAACTCGCGGATAACCAGGTCATCAATCGGAGAGATAAGACGGAAGGAGCAAGCGTAAAGGCGAGTGCCTTCCGCCCGACGGTAAGAAGTCTCAACCTCAGCAACCGACAGAACGTCAGCAAACAGAACACGACGGGCCATCTTGAAGGAGTTCTCCGCCTCAAGACCCAGAGTGAAGTGCTCAAGGTCTTGCGAGATAGCGAGTTCCTGATAGCCTGGCGTGCCAGAGGCAGCAGCAACGGTCGTGATAGCGCCACCACCATAGGCAACCCGCATCGTGTTGAGAGTGTCCTCAGCGAGGGTAATCTCAATGCGAGGGTCCATGGTGTTAACGGCAACGTCAACCGGGTTACTCTGCTCTTCAACCGTGATGTCCGTAGTCTCACGGGTCATACGCATTGTCGCACCGGACTCAGACGCACCCAGCGAAGTCCAACCCGAAGCACCAGTCGACCAGTCATAGCCGAGTGCAGCCGTGTTTGCTGGAAGCGCGAGAGGAGCCGTGTCACTGTATGGGCCGATCCAAAGAGCGGCCATACCACGAACAATGTTCTTGCGCGTATACCTAGGGATAAAAGCCATCAGCCGTTCACCTCATGAATTTGAACACCCGACCGCTTAGCAGCTTCCTCAGCCTGCTTGTACTGCTCAGCGGTCACCTGGGTACCCTCACGGGTAATGACAGGCAGACCCTCAACCACGAACTGATTCGTGGGCCAATCTACAGCGACCTTAGTCTTAGCTGCATTACTTGGTGCAGGAGCACTAGCCACAGCGTCTACAGCAGAAGCCGGAGCCGGAGTCTCACCCTGCTTACGTGGTTCAGCCATTATTCACCCACCTTATAAACCGGTAGAAGCTACGGCGAAGTAGTTACAGGTGAAGACATATCGACTACTTGTGTCAGGGAATGGAAGAGCTTGGGGAGCCCCGCCAACACGATCGATACAATCCACCTGAACTTCACCGAGGATAAAGTTAGTGGGTGCGTGCAGTAGAATGCTATCCACATCTAGGGCGATGTTTTCAGCATCCGTGTAGTTATTTTCTGCTCCCCTACAGCGGATCTGGAAAGCTGGAGTGTCAAAGAGACCTTCCAATTGAAGACCAGAACCAGGCTGCATGGTCACAACAATTACTCTACCATTATCAGGCTCACGCCCACTAAAGATACGGGCTCCACTCTGAATCTGAGGCTTGAGCCAATCGATTAGCAGAGTGGTTGTGAACCTGTCAGTCCTTGGGAATGTCATCGGTGATCGTAACTCCTAGGTGCCTTAGCAGGCCGCTCGAAGATACGAATTCCCTTGTCCTCTACCCAAGGATTAGCACTGTTGGCAAGCACATCTCCAACGTCAGGGTCCCTAGGAGCGTTGCTAAGAACGGCTTTTGCCAGGCCCTCAGCAATGTCTTCCATCTCTCCACGGATGCGAGAGCCATCCGGTGTGATAGCCGCACGAGCCAATCCATCCACGTAGCTAGATGCGTTCTCCAGAAGGGGTCCACCGAGGTAGTTTGCTCGACCAACCTTGTGATTGAATGTGGGATTCTCATGCTGGTTCTGTGCGTAAGGTTGGTCAACAGTACAACCGGCAGTAATATTTCCCGTCCCAACTTGCTCGGACAGGAATTGCATACGCTCATCGAACGATCCAGGACTAGTCATCTCGAATCGTCCCTTCTGGCCACCGAGTGAAGATATGTTGGGTGGTCATCAGCGTACCTTCGTAGGGATTCACTACAATGCCATCGCTAGTCCCCAAATCAATCTCTGGAATACTACCAGTACCCTCAATCAGGCCGTTAAGCTGGGCTACAGCGCGCTGGTAGCGGAGATAGAATGGGGAAAGCTCACTGGCGTATTCCTTACCACCCCGGAACCTGAGGTCCGCGAGGTAGGAAGCAATGTCCTTAGAGATAGAATTGACCAGCGGGGGAGTTGGAGTAGGGAATGGTACCGTGTACCTACTCCCCAACGCCGAATCAATTTGGTTATCAGCATTAGCAATGTCGTCCTCGATCTGCGCATCACTAAGCTGATTCGGAGTGAGGTCGTAATCCGTCGCGGGAGAACTATTCACCCCCACAAGAATCGCTCTTACCTCAGCCAGAGTCGAGTATGCCATTGCTGTCAGCCCTTACTTGTTACTGGAAGGAGCCGACGTAGGCTTAGCAGGAGTCGAAGAGGTCTTCTCCTCAGTAACCTTCTCAGCCATTGGGTGAAGGAAATCGCCCTCACGCAGAAGCGCGCGAGCCTCGCCGTCACTCACCTCGAACTCATCGCCCTTACTACGTTGGACGTAGAACATCACGCCGTCAGCGTCCTTCTTACGTTGCTGAAAGTAGTCAGCCAGGAGCCTAATCTTCATCACGAATCAATCCCTTGGATGAAGGCAACAGCCTTGGGGTTGTCGATAACTACAACGTCCCGGTAAGAGAAGTACGTGGTGTACGACTCAGTGGAACGCTCGTACTCAAGCGGAGAACCATTGAGTGGCCACTCCGTCGAGATGAAACCAAGAGCCTTACGCTGTGCCACAATCGCCGTAGTCACAGGCACCGACCAAGACATCAGAACGTCAAGGTTCAGGAACTTCTTAGGAAGCTTGCCCGTGTAACGGAGTTGCTGCGACGCAAGCGGAGACCCAGCAAAGATGTTGTTGAGTTCCGCATTGTCGATAAGCGAGTACTGGTACGAAGGGTGGATAACAAGAGTGTCTGGAGTGTAACCCAGCTTCTCGTTCTCCAGAGCACCTTGAGGAGCCTGATTGGTGATGGCGTACATCGCCGTCGTCAGGTCCTTGATGATGCCCGTGTTCGCACCCGAGAGCCAACCACCAGTGACGTTGCTCGCTGGGACAAGGTTCGCATCCGCAGCCATGATGGTCTGGAAGAAACGCCGTTCACGACCGCGAACAATCTTGTCACGGACCTTACGGATTTCCTCTTGCACCCGACCAGTGTCGTTCCGGGTGACCATTTCCTTGGAGATCTTGAGACCAAGACCCCTCTTCGTGGTTGCCCGCGAAGTCGGAACAGTCATGTCGGAACTGGTCATCGGGATCTCGCCGAATTCCGCCACAACCTCAGCGTCATCGCGAGCGTAGAGCGCAACGTTTTCCTCGAAAACGACCGCGCCACCATCTGCCGTTGGACCCGTACGGAGCATCCATGGCGAGATGTCATTGTCCTGAACGAGCGACCTAACAAGGTTAGGAACTCGCTTAGGAGCCTTGATCAGATCATTGACGGTGTACTTACTGCCATCATAGGAATGGCCAACCGCAATCGTGTCAACCATTTATCAGACACCACCCAGACGAATCTTACCGGTTTCGCCGACCGGAATACCGGCCGTCTCAACACACCGACCAACGATCATGTCGTAAGTGGCAGCCGCACCTTGCGAGTGAAGTTGAACTTCACCATTCGCAGCCGCCTTCACCAGATCGCCAAAGGCAAGTGCAGTGGTAGCCGCAGCCACCTTGAGGTCAAAGACACCGTGCTTAGCAACAGCAACCTCGTTCGGAGGGTACTGCGCGTTCACAACGGGATTGCCCCAGGCATCAGCGGTGTTCGCGTTGGTGTAGCCGAATGCAGAAGCATCACCAAGCGCAACACCAAGCACCTTGACCGAGTTAGCAGTCGAAGGCTTAATACGACCCGTAGCAGCATCAGGCTCTACGAGTTGGCCGCCCTTGATAAGAACGTTAGCGTTGAAAGAGAGCGGCGAGCCCTTTTCAAAGCGTGGACGAATACCAGCCATTATCTACCCTCCCTTTATTAGAACTGGTCCGCGAAGAATTCGTCCCGGAATGCCTTAAAGGCCGGGTCGTCATCGTCGCTGACTTCGGAACCGCTGAAACCGTGACCCTCTGGCTTAGAGAGATCCACGATCCCCTTGGCCTCCTCAAGAACCGCAAGGACAATGGCCTTGGGGTCAAGAGACTCAGTGTTCGAGAGCTGGATTGGCTTGATGTCCGAGTCTGGACGCTCCATCAGAGCATCAGCCTTGGAGAGCATCACCGGAGGAACACCAGCCGAAATCAGTTCAGCCCGCGCACCCTTCCACTCCGACTTGGCAAGCTTGATCTCGTTACCGCGAGCCAGCTTAAGAGCGTTATCCGCACGCTCATTCGCGAGCTTGATAGCGGGATTCTCTTCTTCCTTATCCTCAGGCTTGCTGAGGGTGATCTCGTCAGCCTCATCCAGAGAGGTAAGGAACGCGGTGAACTTGTCGTACTCTTCCTTGGAGAGCGTAATGCCCTCAGTTTCCTTTGGATTCGTCACAGCACTAGTAACCTCCATATCAGTGAGGTCAATAACAACCTCATCTTCCGTCTTGGAAAGGGCAACAGCTTCCCAAGGCTTCATCCCAGCCACCTTGGGATTGAGAGTACCCAGAACCTGAGAGAAAGCGTGACGGAATTCCTTGCCGTCACCCCTCTTGACGTTGCGCTCAATGGTTGCCGACACGCCAAACTTGGGGTTCTTAGTCACCAAGTCCTTCATGTCTGGGTAGTGGCTGAAATCGATGGTGGCATAAACGCCATCATCAGTCAGCTCAATCGCCTTGACATCGCCCCGGTAATTCTTGGGGTCCCAGTTGTGCCGATTCTTGTCATCAGCAAGCTGGAAGGCCACCTGATCCAGAGCGCCAGCTTCGAATGCTTCCTTGGCATCCTTAGCGATAGTGTCAAAATCGATGACTTCACCCTCGTAATTGAACGTTCCACGGGGGAGAATTTGCTTGCGATACAGGCCCTCGCCTTGCGAAAGCTTGATGGTATCCCGCTCGACAAGCGGAGAAATAATCGTGGTCATATTCACCTCACCCTTGCACTCTAGGCGCCAGAATACCAGCAGCCGCTTCGATTGCCTCGCTAGCGGTACGAACGGACACACGTTGTCCGGCGTCACCCTGAACCATATAGCCTCCCGCGGTTCGCTGCACCCAACCAATTCCACCAGGGAATTTCACAGACGCGCCGACTTGGAGCTTGAGAATAGCTGCCTCAACAATCCGCCTAGCAGTTTGGTATTGGGCAGTGCTAATCTTGTTTCCGAATCGACCACCCTGAGCACGAACAATCTTATTCTCATCGAATTGACGAGCACTACCCACCGAACTAGCGCCGCGAGTCCGAGTACGCACATGCTGACCAGCAACAGAGGAACGAACTCCAGCAGCACCAGAGCGAATACTGACAGCCTTTCGAGCATTAGTATTCGCGCGGTCACTTGCAGACTCTTGCTTGGTGGTATAAGACTTGACAGCCTTGGCAAGCTTAACGCTACTCTTAGCCTTCTTGGCATTCCACTCAGCTACAGCCTTAATAGCCTGAGCATTACCAGCAGCAGCAAGTTTCTTGACTCGGTTCACAGCAGCAGCAATGGAGTGCGAAATCGAAAGGCCACTGTCAGAATGAATGTGCTTAGCAATACGCTCGATGTAGCTAGGCAGACCGCCAGCAGCATCTACCCAATTGCTGACCCCAGGCTTACGATCAAGTCCGGGATGGATTCGGGAGCTATGATTAGCTTTCATCATCCACCCACTTGCTTGTTAACTACAGACTCCGCACCGAATGGCTTAGTACCAATGGTACGGGTTTGTGAATTACCGCTGAGAGCCTGAGAATCGCCTGCGAACTGTTGGTTGTTAGACTCTTGGATCATCCCAGTAGCCTTATCCACCATCCCAACCATCTGGGTAATGGGTGAGCCATTGGTCTTGATGTCCTTAGCTACCTTCCCAGGGTCAAGTTCAAGGAGATTAGCAGTACGAATGGTGAGTTCATCGTAAAATTCAACAGGAACCTTAGCCCCAGTGGTCGCAACCTTAGCGAACATATCAAGAACAGCTTGCTCGTTTTGCTCTGAAAGCGCACCGAACGCGAAACGTGGGACGGGAGCATCCTTACCAAAGTTGTAACGAATGAGTGGACCGATGATCTCATTGGTAATCTGCCTCGCCATATCACGAGCCACCATACGACGAGTACGTAGGAACAACTTGCCTTGGGATTCAGCAAGCGCATAAGAGCCCTTGCCCTCAGCAGCTTGGGACGTCAGGTCCATGAATCCAGCAAGTACGGAGTTCGACATTTCAGAATCTAGGAATTGGATTGCCTGCACGAACTGGTCTGCGCCACGTCCGGAGGCTTCAAGAGTCTCAAAGGTGGTATCGTCGCCCTTACCGAGCACGCCACGAGACTTAAGAGTTGCAAAGCGCTTGGCTTCAGCCATAGCTGCCTTGGGATCTTGATTAGAAACGACTACCTTGGGGAGAGAAGCAGTCTCAAGGAACTGATACCAGAGCCAACGAATCTTCCGCTTAGTGATGTAGCACCAATAAGGGATTTCCATCTGGGACATACCGAGTAGAGGATCACGCCACGTGCCATGCACGTACACGAATGCACGACTTTCTGGAATGTGTACCCAATTGTCTCTGGATTCACCGTTCAGCAGTCGCGGATTCGGATGCCAAGTTACAGGGATCTGTCGAAAACCTCTCGGTTCTCCCGTCCTGGCATCGAGTGCAAGCTCACAGGTCTCAGGCGGGCGCCATGCCAACTTGTCATAAACGACTTTTTGATCCTCGTTGATCTTGTAAACCTTTTCGAAATAGGCTCGCTTGTGTGTAATAGCGACCGTCATCTGCGAAATGAATTGCTCAATGGTAGTCTTTGGACCTCCCTGATGAGGGAGTGCCGTAAGCGCGTCGTAAATAAACTCCGCTTGCCCGTCATCACCCTTTGCTGGGTCGATTTCCCAACCCGCAGCGATGATCGGATACGTAAGAATCTTCTCAATTGAAGCAGCCTTGCCGTCAGTCCTAAGCATTTCGTCATACTTAGGGACTGCCAGTTCTTCGTACGCAAAAACCTTGCCGTTTTCCCACCCACCGAAGGGATTATCCCATGGAAAAGCACTACCCAATTCGGTTGTGGGAGGTGGCTGCTCGTCAACCGCTGTCATTACACCAACTCCCAACTAAATGGCTTGTCCGTATCAACAGACCATGGACCGTCGCCTTCCACCCATGCTACTGCACAATCGTCCTCGTTGTCTTCTGGGTCGCGCCAGTCAATAGCAGAGTCTTCAATTCCACTCTCCATTGATGCATTCTGACGCCAGAAAGCAAGAGTGACAGCGTCACCACGGTCAGGAGAGCGGCCAATACGCTTCTTAACCTCTTCCTTTCCTTCAATGACAATCTTTCCGCCAGCTATGTTCTTCCATCGTGGAGTGGCAAGGTCGGCTGCAAGCTTATCGTCAGGTGGAAGACAGATTGTGGAGTTGCGTGCAGGGTCAAGCAGCTCACGAAGGTGCCAGGTAGCCGCTGCACGGAGATTGTAGAACTCGATTTGACCCGAAGAATCTTTAAGGCTGGTTCTTGTTCCGGGGTTGAAGGGCAGGGAGTAGTACCCACTCTTCCTCATCTCGTCAAAGACACCTGCACCAACACCGTTAGTGTCAATAATGGCTAGACCGGGAGGATTACCTGCAATTTCTTTCTTAAGGAGTTCCGCAGTACCTTGAGTATCCCTCTTAGGCATGGTCTTTACTTCTGTAATGACGTCGCCATAACGTGTAGCAAAGGCAGTCTTGTCAAGACCGAAGCGCGCAATGTCCGCGCCGACTACCTTTGCTCCTTCGATTGGACTCCCTTGTGTTTTCCATTCTTCCCATCGTCTTTGGGCATCATAGACCCAACCCAGTGGGATAACGGAGAACTCATCAATCTCAGGGAATTCCCCAAGAACCTTCGAAGTCCAGAGAGGAGAGTCCTTACCAACTTCTCGCTCCATCGCATCAAGATAAGTCTGGTCAGTAATTTGGTCTCTAAGGTGCTGGCTTACGGGTTCGTCCGTGAAGTTTGGGGAGTCGAGCACCGAAATCTTGATGGTATCCCAACCGCTACCAGGCTTACAGACCTTAGCGAAGTACGAAGTGGGATCATCAGGGTTACCGATAGCGAGAATGCGACAATGTGCACCGGTAGTAATCGCCAGTGCCGCAATCCACATCCACTCATCGATACCACACGCTTCGTCAATAACGACCAAGACGTACTTACGGTGAAGACCTTGGAAAGCGTGCCTATCGTAATCTTGAGGCTTTCGCCCGTACCCGACAATGGTATTACCGATGAGCCAGTGGTCTCTACGTTGAACTTCACCGGCCAGGTTTCCCTTCTTGTGAAGCTTACGAATATCCTCCCAGAGAATAGCATGAACCTGGTGGGTACTCGGAGCTGTAGTAACTACCATGGTTTCGTCAGGCGGATGCGTAGCCACCCACCAAGCCGAGATCACAGCAGCGGTGAAAGACTTGCCGACACCGTGACCAGACTTTACGGCTACGTTCTTGTGATTTTGCAGGGCGTGAATGATATCACGTTGCTTACTCCACAACTCAACCCCGAATGTCTTCTTGATCCAATCTACAGGGTCAAGGGGGTTGACTTGATCCTCAATAAGCCTGGCGGCATACTCAGGATCGAATAGCGGGAAATCAGCCACTAGTCCTCCACGATCTCCACATCGATAGGTGTCGGAGCAGTGAGTTGTGCCGTCACGTGCTCACGTGTTCGGTAACCCATGTGTGCTTCCTCCATTAGCTTCTTCAAGAGGACGGCCTTAGCATGGTCAATCTGGTGCACGTCTAGGCCAATCTCAGTCACAGTGGACATAAGAATACGAACCATGAGTTCCGTCTGGGCCTTGCCGAGTCCAATAATCTTCTCTTGGAGAGCCATCTTAGAGATGTCCTTCAAGACACGAGCCGTGCGCTCCATTGCGCGTTCATAAATTTGCACTTCACTTCGGAGCTGCTCACTACCTGTTCGATCCAGGAATCGCCAATCCGAAGGATCAATCTTAGACATCTGCTTACCAGAAAACTCTTCGAATGCCAAGACACGATCTAGTGCTTCAAGCATCTTCTCAAGCGCTGTAGTCTGCGCGTCCTTATCCGGGATGCGAGTACGTTCTGCAATAGCGTTGTCAATATCCGACTGCACAAGCATCGCACCCGTTCGAGCGGTGTCAATCATATGCTGCATTCCACGCGGAGTATTGAGATGCGGAACACAATACCGGAAGTTGACTGCCGCTTCGTTCTTGCACCCATTTCGTGGCTCAAAAGAGCAGTCCATCGTTATTCCTCCCTATTTCAACATCGTAGCACACAACAAAAAAGGGGAGCAGACAGCCGTTAGGCCATCTGCTCCCCTGAGGGTATCGCAGCTAGAGCTGAGACGATACCTCGCTGATTTCCTTCATCAGCTTCGCTCGCTCTCGATAGAGCTTAGCGAGTTCATTCTTCACAAGCACTGGATTGTTCTTCGTATTCTCATACGTCTTTATCTTTTGGTCCAGGCTCCTCTTCTGGATCTTCAACTGAGCGAACTTCGCCCTCAAGCTCTCCTTGTTCATATTCCTCAATAATCATGTCGTCATACATTCGCTGGGGATCAATGCTCTGGGTAGATAAGATGAGATGATACCCTAGGAACCCCGCAAGACCTATGATCAGAAGAATTCCTAGGATATCCATCTCTATTCCTTACTTCTTCTTGTTCTTGGCGAGAGCCTTGAAGCGAGCCTCTTCCTTCTTCGCCTTCTGAATCAGCGCACGCTGCTCACTGCGAGAAAGCTTAACAGCCTTCTTGCCACCCTTAATGTCCTTGATTGCCTGCTTCTCGGAGCCACTGAAGGACCTGAAATTATCGACCTCTTGCATTTCCATGAAACTGACAGCCGACCTAAGAGCAGACTCAACCTCAATCAGGCCAAGACTATCATTGGTCCACTTGCCCTTGTTATCAGACGAATTCTTAAACGGGTTAAGACCCATTAGATACATTCCTTTCGAGTCTTAGACTTGGGAGCTATAAGGTTTGCGAAGATTTGTGCGACACGCATTGTCTGGAAATTGCCGTACGTCTTATTACCTTGCTGAACTACGTAGTAGGTTCCTTGCTTACGAACCTTTGGCTTACTCCGGGAGACCGTATCCCTTTCCCTCAACAGCAACTCGTGCTGCGGTAAGAGCGCAGGAAGACTCGGATCCATCACCCCACCCACCGATCTCCTGACGAACACCCTGAGCACCGTCCCGGATGGCATCCGAGAGCTTATAGCCGACAACGTTATCGAACTCAAGCTTGGTAAGCGGGTCGCCGATCGTGTCAGAACTTGGGGTGAGCAGTTCCTTGTTTGCAGTACTTGCAGTCTTCTGATCCATCGTTAATTCCCTTCGTGAGGCCCGGTAGCCGGAGAGAGGTCATGCCGTCACGATCGAGCTGTGCGGCTGTCCCTTCTCCAAGTATACCATACTTTTTTAGTACCTGCAAAACTTCTCTGTATTCGTGGGTTTCTAGTACCACGTTGATATACAGATGTCCGTGCCCGTCAGTGCTGCTCTTGACGTAGTGATGTTCGACGTCCAAATCTAAAAGGACATTGTGGTACGTAGTGTCGCCGACCTCAGCCACCACAGATGTGATGATGTTCGCGTTGTCAGGAGAGGCCGATTCCTGCTCAACGGGTGAAGTCCAATTCTCCTGCTTAGTAGTAGCGCCTTCGCTATCAGTGCTTAGGTGCTTTAGGTACAGGCGGTTTGAGCGCAACCACCTTGGCAGAGTTAGCCACCCTTTCAAGCTGGGGCTTTGGGTAGAAGACTGGCTGATCTTCAAGGGTATCAATCCATTCTGCGATTGCTTCTCGCGTCCACCGATGGTTGTCATTCAAGTGAATGATCATAGTCTGTAGGTCATCCGTACTAGGCTGCGACGGATGGTAGTACGGACAATTGATATCTTCTTCTACCTTGGTTGGACAAGACACTTTCTGCCTGAGCCCAGGATGCCTGAGGAATTCGTCTTGTCCAGTACCGAGCTTAGCCTTGAACGATCTATTAAGGTTAGTAATTAGCTCGTGAAGATTTGTAGGAGCGTCCTTTACGTTCACGTTCAAAATATTATGGAAGAAACCCACCACACTATCCACGGGTGTGCCGAGAATGATCTCATACCGATTGTTTCCATCGAAGCCCGAAATCACGTAGCACTGCTTCTTCTCGATCCAAACGTGGTTGAATTCGGAGTGAGGTACCATCTTCTTAGGAGGAAATAATCCCTCTTTGAAGACAGTCTCGTCCCACGTACCAATTCCTGTCCAATCCTGCTTGATGGTAGTCTCAATAAGCTCACTCCACTTCTTGTTCCCCTGAACCGCGTCAGGATTAATAGCATACCACATAGTGTTAGATGTTGTCGCCGCCATCTGGGCAGTGTAAGTACTACTAATGCCAGCACCATTTATCTTTACCTTTGTGCTATCTCCTGTGATATCCTTAATTGTCACCTTCTTCTGAGTGATGAAGTTATTTAATAGAGTATTAGGGTCGACTGTCACCAAGAGTTCCTGAGGAACTTCAAGGTTGTACTTGAGATTGAACTCGTCACCCACGCTGAGCCAGTGCTGTTCACCCTCGAACTCTAGGAGTACCTTAGTTGCGGGCTTTGCTACCGGCTTAGGCGCTGCCTGATGCTGGAACGTGCTTGAGGAAGGGAAAGGCCCCATGTATTCAGAGACTGGGTTGCCTTGCGCATCCACGACAAGCAACCGACGAATCTCAAAGTCTACGTTACTAACCTTAGTGATCGGTATATCTGACGACATATGGTGCTCGATCGAGAACTGTGGAGGCGAAATCAATGGAAGCAGTCGATAGGTTCCATGGACGTCTTTGACTTCGATCAAAATTGTCTGCGCACCCGGCATAGAATTACTGAATGCCATTTCTTACTTGTCCTTCCCGCAACAGCCTGTGAGATCGCCCGTGTAATACCAAAACTTGATCCATACCGCCTTTACCTTCTTCTGAAACCTTGTGATGCTCATTGCCTGATCACTCCAGAACATTGTCGTCCTCCTGGTCGT